TACCGCTTGAAGTGCAGCACATCGAGCGGATCGATGCGCATGCGCTCGTTCTCAAATTGAAAGTCCCAGGCGAGCAGCTCGCCGGTGCCGCGGTCGATGACCTCGCGTACTGCGAGCGGGTGATACGGCCAGAGCGCCGAGACTGGTCCCTTGCCGCCGCTGTTCTTCTGGCCGCCACGTTGCAGGAACCAGAAGCACTCGCCGAAAATCTCGCGGATAGCGACCGTCTGCGCCTTGATGTCGTAGCCAGAGAGGCGCAGCACCTTGTTCGGCGACTTCATCAGGTCGAGGAGCCAATGGCTCTTGACCTCATCGCGGTCGCGGTAGATTTTGAACGGTCGCGACGCCACAGCGTGCGAGTTCGCCTCGACGCACGCGCGAACGTGCGGATTCTTCCACGCCTCGGTCGTGGTGACGATTGACGATCCGACGACGACGTCGCCGAAGGCAATCGCGAGCTGCTGCCACGTGAGCGCGCGACCAGTGATCGCCGCCCAAAGGCGCGAATACAGAGACGGACGGCTCATCTATCCGTCTATCGAACGAGTTCGATGACTCGGAAGCCGCGCTCCTTCAGCGCCGCGGAAATCTCGGGGCCGGCGAGGACGTCCTGCCACACCCGGACGATGTTCGCGTCATACTTCGTCGCGGCTTTATCGACGAGATCGAGAACGTCGTCGAGGTTGTACTTCACGACGGTCTTGATCTCTCCGCCCTCATCCTCGAGCTGCTCCTCCTCTCGCCTCATGCGCGCATAGCGGCTCTTCACGATGTTCGGGCCGTCCTCGGCCGTCACTTCGATCCGGTCGCCCTTCTGATCGATGACGAGTTCGTAGTAGTCGTTTCCGTTAGGCGTCGTCATGTCTCCCTCTCATGTTTTCGTCGCTGAGCAAGCGAGCGAGTTTTCGCGCTTCGAACCACATCAGAAAATATGCGCCATGCGTGGCCGCACGACGGAGAGACAGAGCGCGTCGGCATGATCGGGCGATGTGCCGGTCAGCTTTCGGAACTCGTCCTTCGACACGAGCGCGCGCTGATCTTTCGTCTTGCCGGTATGTACCCACTGGCGTGTGATGAGTTGGTGCATCAGCTCGTCGGATTCCTCGCCGGCTTCGTCGCCTGGAAGTTGCAGGCCGGGCAGATACTGTGGGCACGGTTCACATGCGAAGCAGCGCCGTTTCTCATCCTCGTCGGTGTGATGCGGGTCATCGAAGTGCGCCTCGAACGTCCGTCCGCAGTTGACGCAGTCGAAATACTCCTTCAGATCCTCGAGCCACATCTCGGCCGCGAGGTTCGCGAATTCTTTGTGGTTCCGCGGATCGCCGCCGAATTGAACGCCGCGCACGTTGCGGTATCCCGTCTTTCGAATCCAGGCTTCGAGGTCGGCCATGCCGCCCTCGTCCGGGACGATCAGCGGCTGATAGTCATACTTCTCCGCCGTGGGGTCCGGCTCGCTCTCCGCGATCTCCAGAGCCTTGTCGACCGTGTGATGGATCGACTGCGGACGCTCGACGATCATCCGAAACTTGCGGCCGCGCCGGATGAAGTACACCGTGCGGTCGCTTCGCAGGCCGACGTCGATGCCGATCTGCACCGAGTCGGTGTCGCTCGGCTTGATGCGCCGTGCGCGCGCCGCCATGATCTCCTCGAAGGCGTACGCGACGCGCTCCGTGCTCGCCGTCGGGTGTATGCCGTACACCTTCGACTGCACGATCGGATGGTTGTCGCCCCACTTCGCGCGGAGGTAATCGTGGTTGCCGCTCTGATTGCCGCGATTTGAGACGTGAAGTTCGTCGCCGCTTGCGAGCGTGCGGACTCGTGGATTCTCGCGGCCGGCGATCGTGAATCGCTTCCAGAAGCCGGCGACCTTGGACTTGTACCAGATCTCGTAGAACGAACCGGACAGCCGGTTCGGGTTCCCGAGCGCGATCATTTTGTTGTTCGGGCCGGTCATCGTCGGCTCGTACGCCTGCCAGAACACCTCGTCGATGCCCGGCGCCTCGTCGAGCAGAATGAGCATGTTGTCGGCGTGATGGCCGGACGATCCTTCTGCGTGACTCTCGCCGCTTGTCGAGATCTTCTTCGCGCTCGTTTTCGCGAACGCGAACCACTCCGCTGGATAGCCGCGATGTCGGATCGATGTCGCGAACCACTGAAAGACGACCTCGAAACCGTTCGAGCCGTCGATCAACTCGGCGAATTGCTTCCAGAGCACCGTGGAGAGCTGTCCCTCGGTGTTTGCCGAGCATGGGCAATATGCTTTTTCGAAGCTGCCGAGGAACCACAGCACTGCCGCCGCGGCGATGAAGTCTTTACCCTGACCCGTCGAGGAGCGGACCGCGACGCGCTGATGCTCGCGCACCGCCTCGAGGAATCGGCTCTGCCAGGCGTCGAGCTTGAGGTTGAGGACGTCGACGCCGAAGCCGATGGGATCGTCCTGGTATCCCGCGAGCTGTTCGGCCAGCTCGACGAGCGATTCCTTTTCCACGCGACCCGGCTATTCCTCGGCGTCTGGATAGAAGCCGATAACGGTTCGGACGGTTCGATCACCTTCCGGCGCGCCCATGTCAATGCCGACGATGTAGTCACCCGCTCGTCGCTGAGCGATGAGCGCCTGCATCGCGATCTCGAGATGCGCCGTGGCGAGGTCCTCGTTGTAGACGCGGTCGCATGCGAGCGCGCGATTCAGCAGCGAGTCGATGAAGCAGTTACGCTTGGGTGAGGTATCCATCGCGAAGAAATCCGTGGTAGCTATCGCATTGAATCGAGCCTGCGCCTGCGGCGCAGGTCTGTCCGTTCTTGTCGACTGTCACGTTAGGCGGAACGCCATGCGCGATCCAGCAGTGGTGGCGGTCCTGGTTGAAGTCGTCCGGCAGCGTGCAGTTCGAGGCGCGCTGGTCGATGATCCACTGGCCGCCCGGCGTCTCGACGCAGAGCGGGAATGCGCCGAGCTGCGGATTGAACCACGGCCGTCCGTCTTCTCGTTTCAGCCATGTGCAAAACCACATCGCGCCGACCGGCGGATGGTGAAGGCTGACGATCTCGCCGTTGTCCTCGCGGCGCATGAGCGTCTCGATGAAGCATTGCCACTGATCCGACGGCTTGAACACGTAGCCACATGAGCACGTCCGCGGCCACAGCGGATTTCCGCAATCGTATTCGGCGAGGAACTCGCCATCGTCGTGCGCATCGCGCTCGACGTCGTCAATTACCGCGCTCTCGGCCGTGTGATAGCTGAACGGGCCGGGACACTTCGAAGCGTCGCGGCTCCAGACGAAGCGGCGCAGCCGCCGGCTGATTCGCCCGGTGTCGGTGATCATAAAGCAGCGGATTCCGCTCACGATCACCTCCTGGGGCTATCGGCGCTTGCGCCTCTTCGGCTTCTTCGGTGCCTCGACGTATTTGCCCGGCTCGATCTGGACGACGCGCCGCACGCCATGCCCGTCGTTCACGTACTCCTGGCCGCGCGAGTCTTTCGTGAAGCGCGCGCCGCGAACCTCTTTCGTGCGCGGGCTGATCTATGGAGCGTAGATGATGCCGTCGCTCATCGCCGGCTTCGCCGCTTCTTCTCGCGCACGCCGATCTTCACCCCGCCGGGCGTCAGCTTTGTCTCGAGCCGGCGCATCGTTCCGGTCTGTGGATCGCGCACGTATAGATTGCCCGCGTCGTCACGGCGAACGTACGACCAGGCCTTCCTCTTTCGCAGCCAGCGCTTGAACATCACGCCCGCCGCCGCGACCGAGCACGCCACGCTCATCGAGAGCGGGAGGACGAACGAGAGCGCCGCGGCCGTCAGGAGCTTGTCCATCAATTGGGAACCTCTCGCGTGGCCTGCTTCTTCTCGGCCTCGGCGATCGACGCCATGCGATTCTCGCGATTCTTTTTGATGGCCGCCGCGTGCGCTGCGGCAGCGGCCGAGCCGTCGTCGATCATGATCCTGTCGGACTGACCGAGGTAGTTCTTCCCGAGGAAGATCGCCATGGCCGCGCTTTTCGCGGCGAGCTTGAACTGGATCGCGCGGAGGTTGGCATTGCGCGCGCGCCGACCATCGCGCATCTCCTCCATGAAGCGACGCTCGATCGTGTCCGAGGAGCACTCGAAGAACGCCGCTATCTCCTCGGTTTTGCAGCCATATGAGGCGAGCGTGCGGACCTTCCGCCCGTCAATCTCCATCGGCTTTCGGCCCGCGTTGTTTTTCGGTGTGTCGTTCGTGTCGGTCATCGGATTTCCAGCTCCAGCCATTCATCGGCTGGAATGATTCGCAGTTGCAGAATGAAATCGGGCAGCGCCCTACGTGCGCGCGGTCGCCGCAGCGGCACCATTCGCGAGGATCGCAGTCTTGCCGGTGAGTTGTTGCCATCGCTCGACGATCACGTCGATGTACTTCGGCTCGATCTCCATCGCGTAGCAACGGCGGCCGGTCTGTTCGGCCGCGATGATCTGCGAGCCGCTGCCGGCGAAGGGTTCGTAGACGATCTCGCCGCTCTTCGTGTGGTTGTGGATCGGCGGCGCGAAGAGCGCGACAGGCTTCTGCGTCGGATGCGCGTTGCCGTCATCGCGGCCGAGTTCCCACACGCTCGTTTGATTTTTCTCGCCGTACCACGGAGGCTGATTGCCGCGGCGCCATCCGAAGAAGCACAGCTCGTGCTTCCAGTGGTACATGCCGGATCGGGTCAGGACAAAGTTGGGTTTAACCCAAATGATCTGGCGGTGAATCAGAATATCCGCCGCCGCCGCCGCCGCCGCCGCCGCAAAAAACGTGCCTTGCGTCAGCATCGGGTGCCATAGATAAAAGGCGCAGTCATCGGCGAGATGAGGAACCGCTGTGCGGATTGCCGCTTCAAGAAACTCCTGCAGCGCAGCGCCGGTCGTCTTGTCGTCGTTCTCGATGTCCGCATTCGCGACTTTGTTCGAGAACTTGAAGCCCGGCATTCCCTTCTTCAACGCGACATAATCAATTCCGTACGGCGGGTCGGTGTTCATCAGCACGCCGCGCTCGCCGTTCATCAGACGCGCGACGTCCTCGGCACTCGTCGAGTCGCCGCACAACAGCCGATGCTCGCCGAGTAGATACAACTCGCCGCGCTTTGCTTTCGGAACCTCGATCGACGCGAGATGCTTTTCGGCATCGAAGTCGTCTTCCTCGGCCTCACCTTCGCCGAGGATGTCGGCCAGCTCGTCCTCATTGAAGATGCCCTCGAGGTCCCCCGGCTCCAGCCCAGCGATTACCTCCGGCTCCCACTCCGCGAGCGTTGCGGTTTGATTGTCGAAGAGCGCGAGGCGTTTCTTCTGCCGCTCTGTCAGATTGCTCCGACGGAGGAACACCGGCCGCTTGCCGTCGACGTCGATGATAATCGCGTCTTCGAGTCCGACGTTTCCGGCGGCTTCCGCCGAGGCGTTGCCGGCCAGGATGACGTTGTTCTCATCGATAACGCCGGAGCGCGCCCAGCCGACTTCTTGGATGGCGTCCTCGATCGTGCCGACATTCCGCGGAGTGTGTCGGCGCGCGTTCTTCGGGTCCGGCTTCAGCTCGCCGAGCGAGACGGATTCGATCGGCAGCTCTGCGGCGGCCGGCTCTCCCTTTTTATGTTGCCGCAGAATTCGCCTCCTCCGGCGACCGATCGATGATTGCGCTGATGAGCTTCCACAGCTCCGCGACCATAGCCGGCGTGACGTCGGAAGCCTTCTTTACCATCGCGGTCGCGCGCCGGATCACCACCTCGGGCTTCGAGAAGTAAGTCGCGAGCTGGTCAGCCTGCGCACGGAAAATGTTCACGCGGTTCATTTCGAGAAAGAACGTGAACGCGCTCTTCGAACCCAGGTCATGCCAGAGGCGATGGCAGTCGAAGCATTGCGAGCACGCCGAGTAGTCAGAGCCGCGCGCGCCCACGGTATGAAGGTGACTCGGTTGACTCCGTGGCGCTGCGCCGCACGTGATGCAGCGCTGCTCGCGGAGATACTCGAGGAAGTCCAGATCTTCGAAGCGCGCCGGCTTCGGAATGTTCACGTCGCTGTCGCTCGGTACGAGTCCGCTGCACGCCCGGTCATCCATCGAGCGCGATTTCGCTTCCACTCCTCCGCGAACTCTCGGTTGTAAGTCGGATGATCCGGGCACGTCGTCAGGTGCGCGCCGTCGATTCCGATGCCCTTCTCGTCGATCTGCTCGTGGTGGGCGTGCTCGCACATTCGGAGCTGCGCAAGATCGGCGGCGGATGGCATGACTGGCTTCGTCAAATGTGGACCTCGACATTGGTGGCTGGCCGCCAGCTCTCCTGCAGCAGCCGGATCGTCTTGACGGCGGCAAAGTCGACGATCCGGACGAAATCGAAAACGATTCCCGAGGTGACGGCTGTGAGTCGTGCGAGCGCTGCAGCCTCGATGCCCTCGATTCTCACGTTAGCGAGATCGCGTGATGCGATGTATTCGGCTATAGCGGATTGCGCGAAGGCGGCGCAACTCATCTCCGGTTGCGCGATCTTCAGCATCGCTGCGAGGGGATCGGCCACCCTGAATCCGACGACGCCAGCAACGGTCAGCGTCTGCCCATCCCTCGTCGTGACGGTCTGACACGGAAACGGATAAACGCGCATCCGGTTGTTGACGATCTTCACCGAATCGATCAACGGAACGCGGAAGTAGATACCAGGCTCCCACAGTACCGCGTGCTTGCCGATCCGAACGCGAACGGCGCGCTCCCACGGCTGCACGACGGACCAGCACTGCAGTTCCTTGATCAGGTTGACGAGCCAGGTGAAAAACTCAGTCAATGCGAGACCTCATCCGCCGGTTCGAACCACCACTCGGCGTCGGGAGGCGGCTCCTTCCCTCCGATCGTGATGTCGTCGAAGTCGACCTCGATACCGGGCGGAATCCGGTAGTCGTGGACTTTGCCGTGCAATTTTAGGTGCACGATGCCGTCGCCGTATGCCGGCTTTTCAGGGAACCCGCAGACGATGATCATGGCTGCTCGCGGTAGATGTACGCGCGCGTCGCCGATCCGAACCGAGATGCCTCGTGGTCGAACCGCACGATCGCATCGCGGTTGAGACGGCTGCGCGTGATGGCGACTCGCTGCTCTCGATAGATCGATGCGACCGCGCGGATGAGTTCCAGGCGCGTTTGCATCTCAGCCCGTTTTTTCTGGCCGAGCCGCTTCCGGCTGGACGGACTGCCGAGCGTCTGGTTGAGCTGACGTTCTGTGCGATTCATCGCCTTGAGCGCCATCCAACACTCGACGCCATCCGTCAGGCTTGCTTCGCACTCCTCGCCGATACGGTGGAGGATGCGGAGAATGTCGGACTTCCAGATGCGAAGCGGCGAATCGGTCGGCACGCTGGCGCGCCGCGTCTGTTTGCCTCTCACGACCTGGGCGTATGCGGCTCGAGGCGCAGCGTACGCGAGCGGCTGATTCTTCTGTAGGCCGTCAGTGCCGAGGATGACCGGAACGGCCGGCTTCAGCGTGAGGCGCAGCTCCTCGGCCTGCTCCTCGTACATCTCGACGAGTTCGAGCCGGCTTTCGTGGATCGGATTCTGTGTGGAGATACAGCGGATCGGAAAGTAGTCGATGGAAAGATGGAGGGCGATGACCGCCTCGACCTCGGGCCGCACATCCTTTGCGTCGGTCATTTCCGTTGGGTCAACGATGCAGAGGACCGAGGGCAACTGTTCGAAGCTACGCGAATCGTGCGGATTTCCGAGGTCTCGCGCAAGGGCTGGTGTGCTACCGGCTGAACATTCCATCCGAGCCGCGTCCTTTCTCGCTTCTATGCTTTTGCTGGCAGGTAGGAGGAGGCCGAGTTCGGATTCGTGATCTCCTCGCGCGTCACGACCATCCGGCCGCACTTCTTGCAGCGGTGAATCCGCTTGGTCATCCGCCTCTCCGGATAGTAGCGAGCGCGGATGACGACGATCTCAGTCGAATCGCATTTCGGGTCCGTGCATGTCTTCAACATGCCGCGGGACTGTGCCAGCGGTGGCATGTCCGATGTGACGGCGATGGCCGATGAGGCGGCGGCGCCGAGAAAGTCACGCCTGACGTATCTGACGAGATTGTCGCGGCTTGGTCAGTCCAGCTCGCCCTGCTGGCGCATGAAAAAGTGGAAGATTTCTATATATGGAATTCGGTACGTTCCGCGTCGGAGTTCCAGCGCGCGGAGAATCCCGTCGTCGATCATGCGGATGATGCTCTTCGCGTCGACGTTGAGATAGCGCGCGAGCTGCGTCGGCGTGAACGGTCGCTTCTGCGCCGGGATGCCGAAGTCTGCAGGCGTGAGGAGGACACCGGCGGCCACCGGTTCGAACTCGATCACGTTCTCCGGCTCCACTCGTGCGGCGGGCTGTCCGCGCGGCGACATTGCGAAAGGACCGCTCGGGAGCCAGGACCGAACCGGCCTCGGCGGTAATGGTAAACGAGTTGACCACTGCCGTCTATCCGCATCCGCAAATAACCACAACCGCCGTCCTACCGCCCTTTATTTATGAGATTTCTATTGCTTTTCTCATAGAACGGCATAAGTTGAAGGGTATGAACAATCGCACGGTCCTAGCCTGCTACGCCAACTGCATCACATATGCGGCTGACGTCCGCCGATGCGCCGCAGCGAACAATGCCAGCCCTTTCCGGCGCGACACGATCGGCGAGGCATACAAATGGCTCCGCATCGCTCGGTCGTATCGCACGCGCGTCGCGCTCCTCGGAATCGGGATCAACGCGACCGACACACGGAACGACTCCAGTCTGGACTCCGGCGATACCGAACCTGTCGAGACATGCGCCATCTGTCGTGGCTGGTGAGCTGCGCCGGCGCCGCGGTGCGAACGGCGCCGAGCGGAGCACATTACGCTCCAGAAGAAGGAGGAAAGCGCCAAGCGGTCTCTCCCCGGCCGCCGGTTCTCGCCGGCGGCCAATATCGCGAGGGCGCAGAGCAAATGTTTAAGGTCATGGTGTTCCACGAGGTTCGACCGGACGGCAGCGATGGAATGCCGATCGTTGAGGTCCGGACGGCGGAGAACGAGAGCGCGATCATCCTATGGACGCCGGATGCGATCGACGATCTCGTCGCGCTGCTTCAGAAGGCACGGATTCAGGCGTTCGGAAAGGTCGATGCACGGCCATGATTCTCAATTGGAACGTTTCAAAATCCGACCACGATCTGATCGAGAGAATTGTCGAGCGCGCGATCGCCGGCCACAAGTTTCCGGCGAGCGAAGAGCTGACGCTCATGATGGATTTGACCGCGCTGCAAGCCAACGGTACGCCCCTGCGCCTGCGCGATCTGCTCGATTTCCCCGCGTTCGACTTCACGCATGACATCTACGGCATCGTCCGCCACATTGACCGCAACACCGGCCAGCTCGGCGGATGCTTCGTGCCGCGCTGCGCGATACAAGAAAGGAAACGAGCATGAACGACAATGAACGCTCAGCCCTGGGAGACGCATACGATCAGATGTCGCGGAAGCTCACCGATCGGCCCGATACGGTGAAGTCGACGGCGAGCATCAAGACAACATCGCCGCTCGGCGTGGTCGAACGATGGACGATTGAAACCTATCGGCACCCGTTGCCGCCGAAAAAGAATCAGAAGCCGGGCGTTGAAGTGCGCGGCGACACGATCCTGCTGGAGCACGGTTCCGGCGAGCGTTACTTGCGGCTCATCATCCCGCCCGAGGTCACCGAGGCAATCGCGCGCATGCGCGACGCCGTGGCGACGAAGAACCGCAAGCGCGGCGCGAAGAAGGCCGTCCAGACGCGCGCCGAGCTGGGCATCGAGCCAGGATTCCTGAAGAAGAAACGAGGCGGCAAGTGAGAGGCGGAAAGACGTTCAACGAATACGCGGCAACGCTCGGCGCGATGTATGCCGATACACCGAAAGCCGTCTTCGCCGCGATTGCAGTCTCGGCTCTGACGAGCGGCGGCGATCAGCTCAAGCAAGGGAAGTACAGAATCGCGCAGGAGTGGCGGACGCTCCATGACAACGGGATCGTTCCGCAGCCTTTGCCGCATGCGTTCGAAGAGCTGGCCGATTTCGCCGACGTCGCCGACGGACTCACGAGGGCTAGCGGGGGTGGCAAGTGAGCGGGCGACCGAACAAGCACGTCACTTTCGCAGACAAGGCGCCGATGACTTCGAAGCCGTGTCCTGGATGCGCCGGCGTCGTCGAGCGATCGTGGTTCGACGGATCGAAACGGCCTGACCAGTTCCGACGCGCCGACCAGGTCTGTGATGATTGCAAGGACTTGATGGAGGAGGCGCGCGCCACACGCGAGCGCGTTGCGAAGGAATCTCTCCGTGAGATCCGCGATGTGACATCGCCCTCGTACGGCGAGCGATTCGTCGGGCATGACGAGCGCGACATCCGCCGAATATTTCAGGACCTCATCTTCGCCGTGTCCGAGGACGTGGCCGCAAATCGCGACCGATATGGCGCGAAGGAAGTCGGCGAGTCGAAGGGCTTGCTGTTCTCTCGCGAAAAAAAGAGGAAGGGGAGCTTGGACGCTCCGCGCGCTGCGGGGCGCGTACTGATTCATCCGCTGGTCGCGCAGCTCCTCGACGAGCTGGACGCGCGAATCGCGGCCGCAATGCAGGCGAAGTACACCGAAGGTGCATGCGATGGCTCGCGCATCCTGAAGCAGCTCGCCGAGGGCGAGACCACACCGGATCAGTTCGAGAAGGCGCTGCAACGCGTAGGAGTAAAATCATGACGACTTCAATGGCAGCAACGCGGAGCTTCTATCTCTCCCAGGACGCGGAGGAGATCATCGCTGCGCGCTCCGGCGGCGGGGAAGGCCGGCGCGGCGACCGCAGCGGTGTCGTCGACGCGATGATCCGACGATATTCAGAAATCATGAGGCGAGAGCTGCCGAGGCTCTCACCGGCCGAATGGAAGCAGCTCACGAGCGCGATCAACACACAGACGCCGATCACGGCGTGGGAGATCACGATGCTCGAAGCCGTCGTGCGCGATTCCAACGCGCGCCGCGGCGTGAAGCCATCACACACGGCTCTGGTCACGATGATCTCGAAGATGAGCTATGCGCAGAAGGTCGCGCTCGTCGACGAGGTCGAGCGTCGGCTCCTCAAGGCGGCGAAATGACGCGCACTTTTGTCGACGAGCTAATGGCGCTCGATTTGTATTCTGAGTTCGCAGTCGGCGCGACGATCATCTTCGGCGAACACGTGATTGAGAAGACTGAGGATGGCGCTTTGCTCGACGGCCGGCCGATCTCGCGTGAGGATCTTGTTCAGTTCTTTATCGCCAGCGCGCAAAAGCCCTGACGCCCACCGACTGCAGCTCGTCCTCGCGCATTCCGTCGGCCGGGATCAGGTCGTATCCATGATCGCGCGAGAACTCCGCGACATCGAGCGGCCGGTCGGTCTCGATTCCAATCCACAACTCCTGACGGCATAGCGCGGCGCCGCCAACGGAGAGTGTGACCTTGCCGGCCTTGAAGATGTAGCGGGCCACGCTGCGAATGTACATTTCGGCACATTTCGCGCGGTTCTCCGATGTTAGGCCGGAATCGTAGTCAGCCGCACATCTTCCGCGCCAGCATGTCGTCGATGCTGCCCGGCTCATCCCCGCCGTACATCTTCACGACCGAGCCATTGCGGATCACGAAGTGATGGGGCCGTGCGCCGACGTATCCGCCCATCCGGTTCTTCGCGTTGATCGTGACGCAGAGGCGATAGCCGAACTCGAATCCTGTTAGGCGGTCGCCCGCGTATCCGGGCGTGGGCGTCGTCCAGTCGGAGTAGACCGCGCTGTACGGATCGAGGAGACGCGCGCCCATGTACTTCTTCACGATCTCCTGGTAGTCGGTGGGGAACGGGCCGTAGTCGGTCGCGTTAGTTTGCTCCTGGGTCGGCATCGTGGCGCAACTCGTAAATGCGAGCGCGGCCACGAGAGACAAGGTGCGGATCATCCGTCGCGGCATGGCGGACTATCTCCATCTCATCGCCCCTTCCTGAGCCGTTGAAAGAGCAACGTCGCCAGGCAGCCGAAAAGCGCGCCCATGATCGCTTCTTCCCAGGGCGGATTGATCGACTGTTGCTGGAGCAAGACCAGCAACGTGATCCCGAGCGCCGCGGCGATGAGCGCCAACACGGCGGTAAGAAGAGTGCGCTGCAGTTCCTCCCACCCACCTATCTCCCCGATTGGTTCGCGTCGCGCTGGGCCGAGCGCGTCCAGCTCCGATGCGATTGTATAGTTCCATGGTTTCTCCCCTGCAATCGTGCGCGGGCATTCCGCTTCACCTTCGGTGCTTCTCGTCCTCCCTGAGCGGTTCGTATCCGGAATCATCGGGCGCCGCGGGCTGCGGTCTCGGAGTAGTGACCGGCGCGGCCGATTTGCTACCCACTTCCGTCAAAAATCTTTTTTGCAACCAGTCCACGAACTCGGCGATCCGCATTCGGTCGGCTTCGGTGATCTCGGAGAGCTTGGCGTCGAAATCTACGCCTAGCTTCTCGAGGAGTTTCCGAGCGGTTGCCATGTTCGGATCGGCGCCCGCCTCGACCTTTTGAATCGTCCGCAGAGAGACGTGCGCCTCGCCAGCGAGCTTCCGCTGGGTCATCTTTTTCGCCAGCCGGGCGGCCCGGATTCGCTCACCGACGCGCACAAGTGCAGGATATTGCGCACTTCCGGCGCCCGCAAGTGGCGTGTTTTCAAAGAGACGCATAAATATACGCCTTAGCGCAAAAAACTGCTTGCGCCGGGCGATTTCGGAGCGTATATTTCTGCACATGCAACGCACGAAATTGCGCCGGTTCATGGAGGCGAACGACATCACGAACAGGGCGCTCTCCGAGGCGAGCGGCGTTTCGCTCCGGAACGTTGTCTACCTCAAGGCCGGAGTCACCGATCCGACGCGAGGAAAGATGGCGGCGATTCTCATGGCCTGCCGGCAACTCTCCGGTCGGCGCCGCGTCGCGATCACGGACCTCTTTAATTTTTCGCATGACGCCAAGAAGGTGGCCGCGCGATGATCGCGCCGATCTCGGTCGCCGCCGGTCTGCGGAAGCACGCGGGATTCGTAGTCGGCCTGCTCGTCCTCAATCCGCGCAATCGCCCCGTCACGCGTGAGCTGGTGCTCGCCTCCATTCTTCTCGACGCGAGCCTGTCGCTTCTGTGGAGCGTGCTCCGATGATGCCGTGGGAAGCGAACGACGAGGCGATGCGCGGCCATCGAAAGGCCGTCGCCGATGCGCTCGGAATCTCGCTCTCGCTGGTCGATCAATATTGCCGACCTCCGAAGTCCTTTGACGGTGAAGGCTCGGCCTCGCCGACGCAACGATTCATCGAACAAGTAAAGGCACTCCGCGCGGCGGGCGCTCCTAACGCGGATCTGCCGTTGGAGTACGCCCTCGCGGAGTTAGGAATGATGCCGCCCATCCGCGCGGAGCTTTCGTCGCACGAGTTCTCACTCGTCGACATCGCGCAGGCGACGCATTCCTTCGCCGATTTCCTGACCTGCGCCTCGACCGACATGAAGGACGGGGTCCTCACGCCGGCCGAAATGCAAGGGCTTGCGACTCGTCTCCGCGCGCACGTCCGCGTGATGAGCGGCCAGCTCTGCGAGCTGCAATCGGCGATTGATCAGAACGAACTCGCGGAAGTGAAGACGCGGCGCGGCCCGCATCGCGCGCTGCCGAGGTATCTGAGGTTGAGACAGGCAACGGCCTGAAAAACGAAGCCCGTTCGTGGCTCAAACGAACGGGCGGAGGAGCGAGGAAATCAGGATGACCGACTTCGAAAATACAGGAAACCGCGAAGACGATCAAGCCAGCGTCGACGCGCAGTCTGCGCCCGTTCATGCCGGGCCTCCTACACACGGTTCGGAAGAGTCCCAGCTCTCGCAGGCGGCTGGGACCGATTCGCTCGAAAAGACGCTCGCCGATGGATTCGCCTCAATCGCTGAGGCGTGGCGCCACAGCGGATACATCCAGGCGATCACCGACGTCATGTACCTGCTCAATCAGCGCGTTCCGATTACCCACAGCACTTTGATCGCGATGAACGCCGCCGAGGTTAAAGGCGGCGACCGCGAAGCGCGCGTCAAGGCCGCATGGGAGGCAGCGTGAGTCTCGGCACGTACGAAACAACTCTAGCCGAGCGGCGCCTCCTCGAACAGGCACGCCGTATCCGCGAACTCGAAGGCCAGCTCGCGACGGCGACCGAGGCCGCGAAGCTCAACGCCGAGACGATCGATCGACAAGGGCGCGCTTGGCGCGAGTCGACGAGCGAGTTGCACGCAAAGCTCGGTCACGCGGAGAAAGAGAACCGCGAGCTGTGGGAGAAGCTCTGCAGCATGGTCGTCGAGTTCGCGCCGGAGAAATACGCGACGGTCGAGATGATCCTCGCCTGGCCGGAGCAGCACGGCGCGCACGTCCGATGCTCCGCGGACGGCTGCCGTGAACTCGCGCCGCACATTCATGAGCGGAGGAGGATCTGATGGCGACGCCGAGCACCGAATACGACAACGTCATCCGCGAACTCGCTGCCGGAGCGGTCGAGGCCGCGAAGAAGGCCGGCTATCGCGTCGGCACCTACGGCTTCGGCAATTACATCGCAGGCCAGTGGAAGGTGATCCTCGGCGAGCGACCACATCTCGCTCACGAGAAGATCGCATTCCTCGCGCTCGCGGGAGAGAAGGTCGGCGAATGAACGTTCATCGAATTCTCTCGACGATCTTCGGTCGCGAGGCGAAGCGTCCGATCGAGCCGCCGCAGCGGACCTCTGAGATCACGCCGCCCACGGCATTCATCACGCCACGTAAGCGCCGCGAGATCCGGCAAACGCTCGAGGACCTCCGCCGACGCAAGGAAGGAAACCGCCCATGACCGCAGCCGCACCCGCACGCACTCCGCTCGGCGCCGAGCGCCGGCGCTTTGAATCCATCCCCGGCTTCTCCGATCAGAAGTCGATGCCACGCGTGGCGAAGCTCCGCCTCGGCATCCGCGTCAACGAGCCGGGCAAGAAGGAGCATCCGCGCGAGACGGATCATTTCGTCCTCGACGTCGAGGACCACGTACCGGCCGAGCACGCGAAGGCGATCCGCGAGAAGTTCGTCGAGCTGTACGGCGAGCACGCGCAGACCATCTCGAACGTCATCTTCATCTCGCCGCGGCGCGAGGATGCGTTCACGTCCGGCTACGAATGGTGGAGGGCATCAAAGCTCTTCTGTCACGGCGACGGCAACGAAGCACTACGCAAGATCGAGGGGCGATGGCAGGAGTGGAAGCCATGCGCGAATGCCGGGTGTCCGGATTTCGATACGGCGAAGAAGCAATGCGCTCCGCAGCATCGACTCCGCTTCATGTTGCCGGATGTCACGATGATGGGTTACTTCCAGATCGACACCGGCTCGGTCTACAGCGCCGCGAACATCCGCGACGCGTTCACACTGGTCGAGTCGCTGACGCAAGCGATCTTCGGCGCGCCGCAGATCCACAACATCCCGTTCGTCCTTTCGCGCGTGCCGGAGGACATCGAATACCAGGGCGCGCTTCAGAAGCACTACATCGTCCACCTGATGCCGAGCGTCCTCTCGGTCGAGGCACTCAAGGAACGGCTCAGCCGCCGCCTCGGCGCCGCCGAACCGATTCCGGTCGATCGACAGATTCCCGCGATGGAGATTCCGCCGACCGAGGAGGACCTTCCGGTCGAGCAGATTCCAGTGAGCGAGCAGAAGGAGCCGGAGCCATTCGACAAGGAACTGGAAGGGCGGATTGAAGCCGGCTTCGCAATGCTCTCGATCAACACCGGAACGCAGGCCGCGCTGCGTTCGCAATTCCCTCGTCAGGCCGACCTCGTCACGGAGCTGGAGCGGCAATACAAGGAAGCGCAGGCGAGGAAGCGAAACGGAGGGAAGAACTAAATGCTCGAATTCGGCGATCCCGACAAAGCCCGCGGCCTATATGAGAAGTTCCGCGTCGAGCGTGTCGATCGAGAAGCCCAGGCTCGGCACGCTGAATGTGATTTCTTCGTCCTCGATCTACAGCACGATCCTCTCGCTCTCCAGGCCCTAGAGACGTACGCCTATGCCGCGCACGCAGCCGGTTATGGACCGCTCGCCGATGACCTGATCGAGAAGATCAAATCTTTACGGAAGGCGCACGCCTGATGCGCTTCCTCCATTCGCATTCTCTCCACGAGGCGTTCGACAACTGCCCAGCGCGGTTCGAGCTACTCGAGCGTCGCGCGCCGCGCGAGAACGAAGCGACGAACTTCGCGTTCGGTCGGACGTTCCATGCTTTTGCTGACCGCTACAAATCGCACTGCATCGAAACGCACCGATGGAGCGACATCGAAATCATCGGCGAGCTGGTCGACCAAGCCATCCGCGAGACCGGCCTTGCGATGCGCTTCTACGAGGAGATGCACTTGCTTTGCCGGCGCTTCGCGGAGAACGAGCCGATCGACATCGAGCGGTCACTCATGCGAGAGGGCGGCATCGCGCTCGACGACGAGCTGCGGCTGATTCCGTGGGACGAGAGCTTCGACTACGACTCGCCGAACTTCAAAGCCGCCGGAAGTAGGGCCGCCGTCCGGATGCGGATGGACGAGGTCCTCATCGACGCGCCGCTCCAGCTCCTCCTGGTCGACGACTACAAGACCGACATGCACGTGCCATCGGTCTCGGATGTCGCCGATCCGTCGAGCCGCTGGTGGAAGCAGGGAATGCTCTACGCCTGGGGCGCGGCGACGTATCTCTATCCCGACGCCATCTCCGTTGAGGTCCGCTTCAAGTTCGTCCGCTGGAACATCGTCCGCAGGTTGACTATCGCGCGCGAGGACATCGAAGCGTTCGGCTCGCTGTTCATACGCCGCGTTCGCTTCATCGAGGACTGCAAGGAGTTCCCAGCGGTTCCGTCCGATCAATGCCGCACCTGCCCATTCCTCGAGGGCGCGTGCCCGATTCCAGCCGAGACCGCGCGCTACGCCGAGGAGGCGCAGACGCTCGCAGCGGAGTTCGTCTACGACGAAGCGATCCGTGAGCTGCGGAAGGATGAGCTGCAGGCCGTCATCGAGGAGCGGGGCGGCCCGGTGATGATCGGCGGCCTACCGGTCGGCGTGTTCGAGAAGAACGAGCGCCGCATCCTGGACGTGCAGAAAACCATCGAGGCGCTGCGCGCCGAGGGCATCGAAGGCGCCGAGTATCTGCTCGACATCTCGCCCTCGAAGCTGAAGGACAAGCTCGACGCCGATCAATTCGAGCGCGTGATGAAGGCCGCCTCGTCGGAAGGCGAGACCGGAGTTCGCTTCAACGTGCATCAAAGCAAGGCGGAGTTGGTCGCGCTGGCCGACCGCCTCGGAATTCCGAATCCACAAAAAATGAAAGTTGCCGCGCTGGCTCAGGCGATTGCCAAGGCGACCGCTCAACGCGCGGCATAGGAGGAACGATGGCGAAGAAGTTCTACATTTTCGAGAAGATCGATCGAATGGCTGAAGTACCGGACTCGAAAGATCAGCTCATCTTTCATCGCACATTCGATGGCACGGTCGTCGATGCGCGCGAGGCCATCGGCGACGATGCATTCGCCGATGGAACCTATCTGATCCTTGAGGACACGTCCGGCGAGATCGTGAAGGGCACCGACACGATTGTGAAGCGGACGGTCAAATTCGATCCGCCGCGCAAGCTCGGCCCGCGAAAGAAGAAGACGGAGGCTGTAGCTCCGCCGGCCGACGAAGCAGCCCCGCCCGATGAAATCACGAAATCGAACGCGCGGCGTGCCGCGCGCGGAGGATCGCGGGCGTGAGCGAATTCCTCAATGATGCCGGCGAGCCGCAGATCATCCGGCGCGCGCTCGAAATGATCGACGCGACGCGAAAGGTCGTAGTCGATTGGACTCCGACGGCTCACGCTGCGATCCGCGCCATCGAGGCATCGCGCGCGGAGGGGATCGACTGGCGCCTTCAGTGCGGATATTCGAGCGGATCTCTCAACGGCGTCCTGATCATCGCGGACGACGTAACCGATCTTAAGCTCGTCCTTCCGCTCCTCCGCGCCCTTCGCCGCGAAGGGTATCGCGTGAATCGCTATGAAGACTGGCAGGAGCTTCCGAGCCGCACGTATTACTTCGACGCGCTGAACGAGAGCGAGCCGAAGGGACCGATCATCGTCCGCGCTTTCTTTCCGTGGGATGCCGAGAAAGCCGCCGAGGCGACCTGCAAATTCGTCCAGACCGGAACGAAGGAAGTTCCGGTCATGGAGGTCGTCTGCGGCGGAGAGAAGACGCCGGAACTCACGCAGGAGGTCACTGCCTGATGGCGAGCACCTGCGAGAGCTGCGGAGCTGGCGTCCTGGTCGCGCCGACCGTCTACGGCCGCACGATGATGCTCGATGCAGCTCCGTCGCCTCGCGGAACGATCCGCCTTGAGCAGGATGGCCGCGCGCGCGTGCTCGGCGACGGCCAGGCAGAGCAGGCGCGCGGTCTCGGCGAATCCCTCTACATGATCCACACCAGGTCATGCCGGCATTCGACGGAGGGGAGGAGCTGATGATCGCGCGACTTATCGATCGATACGACGTCCGCAACTTTCTCGATCGCCTCGATTCCGCTCTGCATCCGCGCGAGCGCGTCGGAATTCAGTGGGTTATATGGCATCTCGTCAACGTCGCCTCGTCATTCCTTCAATTCTGGCGATGCTGCTACGGCTGCGGCCTCCGAGACAGTTGTAAGTGCGAGGCCGGAGAGCCCGGCGCCTTCGTCATCGATGCGCGAACGGCGTGGTCTGTGTCGTGGGGAATATGGCGCCCGACGTGGGATGGACGGCGGCACATCCCGCGGCCGATTCCACTGGAGATCGTTCCGTCATCGACGCTCGACCAGATCGCATCACGGCTGCATTACATCTCGCAGCGAGCGACCAGCGGTCCCTGGAAGGCCGTCGGCGATAGGAAATACGAAGGCGAGGATTGGCTTGTCGGGAGCTTCGGCGTGGACTCGCAGACGGATCTGAATGTTGTCCTGACGACGGATCACGTCCACGCGAGCGAGTGCGGAGGCGAGGGCGCGTTGGCTGATGCGCAGTTCTGCGCTGAGGTCCGAAACCTCGCGCCGCAGATCGTCGCGGCGCTGCGATCAAAGGCCACATTCGAGGTCGCGCGATGAAGATGTTCCACTACGTCAGCACTCCGCACTTCCGCACCGTCTCCGAGGAGGCGATCCGGAATCGCGCAGCTCTGACGCTGAGCGCGAAGGAGAAGGAGAACGCCGAGAAGATCCTCGCGCTCGAAGTCGGCGAGTCGCACATTCTCGACAGCGGCGCCGAGTTCACGCGGATCGAGGACGACGCGGAGCCATTCTCAGCGATTGTCTGCACGCGCGGCAATAGCCCACGGAAGTGCGAGTTCTGCGGCGTGAAGCTCTACAAGGGCGGACGCGAATGCGACGGGCCGGGCAAAAAGCCGGGCAAGACCTGCGACGCCTTCATGTGCCAGAAGTGCGCGAAGCGCGTCGGGCCGAATCGTGACCTCTGCCCGCGCTGCGTCGCGAAGCAAACGACGGAGGCGCAGGCGCGATGACGCAGCAGCGGGATCTATTCAACGAGCCGCGCGAGATACCGGAGCCGCGCTATGCGCCGCACGTTCGCGGCTCGGAGACATCGAAGGCCGCCGCGGCATCGCAGACAGCCCAGCGACTCGCCGGCGACGAGGAGCGCATCTACAATCTCATCGCCGCCGCCGGCACGCACGGAGTGACGTGCGACGAGGTCGAGGAGCGCACCGGCCTCTCTCATCAGACGGCGAGCGCGCGCGTCCGCGGCCTCAAGCTGAAGAACAGGATTGAGCCGAGCGGGAAGAAGCGCGAGACGCGGCGAGGATGCAAGGCCGACGTCCTGGTCGCGAAGCGAGGCGCTCAATGATCCGGCGATGCTTGGTCGTCGATACTGAGACAACCGGCCTCGATCCGGCGAATGACAGCGTGATCGAGATCGGCGCGCTGCTCTACTCGGTCGAGAACCGCACAATCCTCTCCGAGTTCGCGACGCTGATTCCTGGCGACGAGAATGCGGCCGAGAAGATCAACCGCATTCCGGCCGTGGCGCTCGTAGAGATGGCCTCGCTCGATGAGCTTGTCACGCCGCTGAAGGGCATCTTTCGCAGCCTCCGCTCGACGGCCGACGTCATCGTGTGCCACAACGTCGAGTTCGACCAGCAGTGGTTCCCGGCGGAGTGGCGCGAGCTGCCGTGGGTTTGTACGGCGTTCGACTTCGACTGGCCGATGGCGTCACGCGAGGCGGGGAGCCTGATCCATCTCGCGCTCGAACACGGCATCGGCGTGTCCTCAGCCCATCGCGCGCTGAGCGACTGCCATCTCATCGCGGCGCTGTTCGACCGCATGCCGCTCTACGGCCGCGACCTGCAGGCGATGTTCGCGCGCGCATTGCGCCCGAAGGCGATCTTCCAAGGCCTGCAGCGATTCGAGGAGAACGACGTCGCGAAAAAGGCCGGCTTCAAGTGGAACGGCGAGACGAAGAAATGGACGCGCCGCATGGCGATCGAGGATGCGACGCTCCTCCCGTTCAAGACGGTGAAGCTCGAGGAGGTCGCGTGAGGCGTCTCTGCTATCAGCGCGTCGACTCACAAATCCTTGAGCGTGCCGTCGAGCAGGTGAGCCGCGCCGTCTCCGCGCATGACCGCGAGTGCCAGGCGCACGCGCCGGAGTGCGCGGCGGCCGTCCGTCTCCGCAACGTTCTTTTTGCAAACCACGCCATCATCCTCAGCGCGCTGCGCGACCTCCTCGACGTCAGGAAGGAGCTTGCGCTGTGACACTCCTACGTTTCAAATCCGCAGCGTCCGGTTCTCCGATTCAGCCTGCCGATTCCCCTGCTGAATCCTCAAACGTTGTGGCGCTGAGCGAGGGCACCGGGCGCTCCCTTGCTCAGCGCATCCTCTCCGTCCTGATCGCGCTCGCGACTTGGCCGCAAGACTTCGTCGTCCGATTGTTTGGCATCGAGATCGGGGACGGTGTGATCGGCGAGGACGTCGAATTCTGCGAGGACTGTCGAGACGTCCATAAACGCGACGGCTGTCCGCGCGCAATGCGCGGCCTCTGTGATGTCTGCGGGTTCGTCGACCTCGATCGCTTCGGCAATTGCCCGGCGCCGCGCTGGCGCTTCCACAAGATCACGCGGCGCTGGCCGAGGTTCGGAGGCGCCGCCTGAGCGTGTACGTGGACGACATGCGCGCGCCGTATCGCCGGATGGTCATGTGCCACATGGTCGCCGACTCGCTCGACGAGTTGCACGCGATGGCCGACAAGATCGGCGTGGCGCGCCGCTGGTTTCAAGACCGGGACGGCATGCCGCATTACGACGTCTGCCTCGCAAAGCGCGCTCTCGCCGTCCGCGCCGGCGCAATTGAGATTCGCTATCGAGAGCTTCCGGCACTTCTGCGGAAGCTTCGATCTAACCGGGGAGGCGATGCCATGAAGAGATGAACGACGAGTCCTTTGCGCCGAGCCTCACGGAAAACGGAACGGCATCGCGCAAAGGCCTGATCGGTCAATCCGACAAAAAAGAAGGAGGAACGAAATGCCACAACAGACCGCCGCGGCGGAGGTCATCAATTTCGAATTGCTGGAGCAGATGATCCAGACCAGCATCGAGGGAAAGAAGGACACGCTCCGGCAAACAATCGACGGCGCGATCAGCATGACCGTCGCCGCCGTTCACCGTCACGGCAAGGCCGGGACCATCACGATCAAGCTCGACTTCGTGCCGGCGGAGGAGAACGGGCAGATCGACATCTTCGCCGACGTCGACGCGAAGATTCCGAAGCCGAAGCCGCTGCCGGTCCGGCTGTTCGGAACGAAGCGCGGCGAGCTATTCGCCGATGATCCGGAGTTCGTCGGCACGCTCCCATTCACGCCCACAAAGCCGCAGCCCGCGGACAAGAAGGAGTAAGCGATGCAGGATCTCACTGAAGCAATCCAACACATCCAGGAGACCGCCACGGCGCACGAGCGCGAGGCGATTCTCAATCTCGAGGATGGGCGAAAGTTCATCTATGACGACGCCGAACAGCGGTACGAGGCGATCGAGCGGTTCGTGAAATTCGAAGGCTCCGTCTCTACGGTCGAATCCTTCGGCGAGTTGGTCGTCGAATATGCGCAGCGATTCGAGCAGAAGGCCGCTGGCGATCCAGACGTGAAACCGACCGGCAGAAATCAGACCGTCACATTCACGTCCGACGGCGCGTGGTATTCGCCCGACGATGATGACCGCCGCCACAAGTTCACATACAAGCGCGTCCCGTCGCAGCAGTGGAACGCGCTGAAGGCCGCGCTCAATCGTCCAATGAGCCACAAGGACCTCATCCGGACGCTGCAGACGCTCTCGCCGTCGATCGAGAACTATGCGCTGGTCATCACGGCGTTCCGGCGCCTGATTGTTTCGAAGGACGTGAAGCTCGCCTCCGAGCCGATCCTCAACGCCGAGGGCCAGAGTGGCAACGCTTACTCGATCCTCCTTTCGGTGAAGGGCGGAACCACCGAGACGACGCTGCCCTCGACACTCGACGTGAAGCTCCAGTTCGCGCGCGGGAGCGAGGCGACCTACATCGTTCCGGTCGAGGTCGACCTCACCGAGAAGGACGACATTCCGGTCATTACGCTTTTTGCGCCGACGCTCGACGCCATCGCCGACAAAGCTGTCCTCGATGAGATGAGATTCTTCGACGAGAGGATGGACCGGAGCGGCCTCACCGATCTTCTGATGGTCGTGAACTTCTGAGGAATCGCCGCCGACCTTGAACGGGACCTTTCGATTGATCTGCGCCGACGTCACGGACGGCCTCCGCTGTCTGCCCGACGTGTCAGTCGACGCGATAGTTACCGACCCGCCCTATGAACTCGGATTCATGGGGAAGAAGTGGGACGCGAGCGGAATCGCCGCAAGCGTCGAACTTTGGCGCGAGGCGTTGCGCGTGCTCAAACCAGGCGCGCATCTCCTCGCGTTCGGCGGGACGCGTACGTATCACCGGATGACGTGCGCCATCGAGGACGCCGGCTTCGAGATTCGCGATTGCATTCAGTGGATTTACGGGAGCGGATTTCCGAAGTCGCTCGACGTTTCGAAGGCGATCGACAAGGCAGCGGGAGCTACGCGGACCGAGGTCGTCGGCACGAAGCTCGGCCGCCCAGGCATGGCGAAGGATGGCGCGAATCAGTCGTTCGACTCGAGCGTCAACACGTACGGCCGCGGCGGAGTCCTTAGCTCCGATATCACGGCGCCGGCGACGGATGAAGCCCGGCAGTGGAACGGCTGGGGAACCGCGCTGAAGCCGGCGTGCGAGCCGATCGTCGTCGCGCGTAAACCGCTGATCGGAACGGTCGCGGAGAACGTGCTCGAGCACGGAACCGGCGCGCTGAATATCGACGCGTGCAGGATTGAGGGGACGAAGCCGATCGTCCGACCGATCGACAGCGACAGCCGCTGGCCGGCGAACGTGGCCCTCGACGAAGAAGCCGCTGCGATGCTCGACGAGCAGAGCGGAGAGTTGACCAGTGGAAACAATCCAGCGGTGCGCCACACTCCGAAGACCGGAGACATCTACGGCCTCGGGTTCGGCGATCAATGCGGCGTCCGTCGAGCCACAGACTCCGGCGGGGCATCGCGCTTCTTTTACACGGCGAAAGCGGACCGCACCGAACGGAACGACGGCCTCGAGGAGTTCGACGCGAGGACGACCGACGACGGCCGCGAGACCTCCATCGACAACCCCTTCCTCCGCGGCGAGACGAAGCGCCGCAATCATCATCCGACCGTAAAGCCGATCGCGCTGATGCGCTGGCTCGTTCGGCTCATCACTCCGCCTAACGGCGTCGTTCTCGATCCGTTCGTCGGCTCCGGCTCGACCGGCTGCGCGGCCATCGGCGAGGGCTTCAATTTCATCGGCATCGACCGCGAAGTCGAATACATCGAAATCGCGCGGGCGCGGATCAGGAACATCGCGCCGCTGTTCGCGCGAGAGGAGGCGAGCGCGTGAAATCACGGCTCGAGTTCTACGCGTGGTACGCCGGCGACTTCCGCCGCGACACGCAGCACCTGACGCGCGACGAGCGCGCGGCGTACCGCGAGATCCTGGACGAGATCTTCATCACCGACCAGGAGGAGTGCTCGTTGCCTGATAACGACGAATACCTCGCGCGCATCGTGCAGCGACCGCTCGATGAGTGGAAGATGATGCGCTTCGCGCTCCTCGACGGCCCGAAGCCGCTCATCGGAAAGCGACTGGACGGCCGGATCTTTTCGGCTCGACTGCAGGAAGAGATCCGAATCGCGCAGCAGAAGTCCGACATTCAATCCAAGCGCAGCCGGGACTATTGGGACTCTCGTAAGAAACCCACGGATAACCCACCGGATACTGATGGGAAACAGAGCGCGTCTATATCTAAGTCTCTATCTGGTTCTCCTACTGTAACCAAGAACGAGGATGTAACTACGGGTCCGGTCGCAGAGGCAATCGCGGCGTATCGCGAGCTTGCGACTGAGTGGCATTCGCCTGGCCTGACCAACCGCAAGGCGGACCAGCTCGCCGTACGCATCGAGCGGGTCACAGAAGAACTTCTCACCGAATGCGAGGGCTTCAACTGGCGCGAGCTGATGAAGCGCGCCCGCTCGCAGAAGTACATCCACGAAACCATCCGGAGCTTCGACTTCGAGTGGTTTCTGAAGCGCGAATATCAGGGGACGCGGCTCAACGCGAGGAAGGTGTGGTATGGACAATTCGGCAGCGGCAACGGCGGCCGGGGTCAGCGCCGAGACGAACCAGGAGGCGCAACAGGAGGGACCAGACGCCAGGCGTTCCGACCCAGCGTCGGGGCCGGCCGAACAGAAAAGCCGAGAGGTTGACTGCCCGACGTGCCAATGGCGCCGCCTCAGCTCTCCTCCGAACCGCATCGAGCAGCGGCGGCTCGAGTATCTCGGTATTTGGTTTCCGCTGATCTGCTCTGATTGCTGCACGATCGCCGAGGCGCAGCAGAAGGAACGTGAGGAGCGCGACGCGCGCGAGGACCTCGAGCGTCGGCTATCGCGCAGTGGACTCTCGAAGGCGTACATCAGCGGCAAGCGTGACGACTCGGTGCTCGTGAAGATGCCGGATACCGACGGCGCGCGGACGGCCCGTTATTTCTGCGCGCAACTCCAAGCCGGCGTTGCGCCGATGCCGTGGGTCTACCTCTACGACGAGCCGGGCGGCACATACAAGTCGACGCTCCTCGCGCTCACGTTGCGCCACTGGATCGTAAACGGAGGCGGAGGACTGATCGTAGGTTGGAAGGATTTCCTCCGCGACATCCGATCCACGTACGACCATGACGCGATGGAGAGCGAAGCGGCAATGCTCGAGCAGATCATCGAGGCGCCGGCGCTCGTGCTTGATGATGTTGGCGTCGGCGACCTCACGCAATTCGACGCCGAGATGTTCTACGCCGTCCTCCAGCGCCGCCTCGAGAGAGACCTCGAAGCCGGCGGAAAGCGTTGGATGGGCATGACGTCGAATTACTCCGTTGCGGAGCTAGTCCAGCGTTACGCGGCTGCGCCGGAGGACAAACGCTCGAACGGTCGACTCCGCGATCCTCGAATGCGAACACGAATCGAACGGCGGCTGGTCGACGCGACGGCCGAAGTTCACATGCTGGGGTGAGGCCGATGAAAGTGATCGAAGCGCAGTGGGAGAAGTTCCGGCAATGGGTAATACCGGTGAATGCGTCCGCGACTCAGTTGATCGAAATGCGCCGCGCGTTTTATGCCGGCGCCGAAGCCGTTCTCGATGGGACCGCCGGCTTGATGTCCGAATCGGAGACGGCGACCGAGAAGGACATCGAAGTCTGCCGCAGCATCGTCGCGGAGCTTAAAGAGTTCGCGCGGCGTGTTGCCGAAGGAGTCGCGTGATGTGCCAATGCGGACAGCCCGACAATCGACCCGATCTGATCGCGCACGGCCAGGAGGCCTGCACGTACAAAAATGCTGCGGTCCCGCCGGCGCCATCGCGCAATGCGGACAACTGCCAGTGCCAGTGCGGATGTCCGGACGAGGCGGAAGTGGACTCGCCATATTGCGAGGCGTGCCAGCACGGCAACCACGTGCCGGTCGTGGAGGCGAAGAGATGAGCGACCGTCCATCCATCGAAGAAGTACGCCACGAGGCGCAGATCGAAAAGGAGCATGGGGAGACGTTGCAAGTAGTCGCCGCGAACATCGTCGGCGCGGTCATGAAAGACAATTCACGATGGTCGCCGTCAGGAACGTATGTGCAATTCACCACGGCGGAAGTCAGCGTGATCGAGCGTGCGCTGAATCGTCCTGCACAGCCGGAGGGTGAATCGCGATGCGCCGATTGCGAAGTGATCGACGGTCTCGATGAATGGCTGACCGACATCGTCGCGGAGGGACGCGGCCCTATTGTTCTGGCGATGACCGAGAATGCGAATGTCGGCGTGATCCTTCGCGACCGCAACGACGAGAATCAGAAGTGCGACGGTAGCGGCGACACGGTTATCGACGCGCTGCTGCGAGCCATGGAATCGCCATCCTCTATGTTCACACCCAACCAGCAGAAAGGTGGTGATGCCCATGAAAAGACAAGCGCCGGATTACCGTCCGCGGAATCCACAGGAAGTGTAAGTGGCGGGACTGCACATCCCGCTGCTCGATCCGAGGAATTGCAAGACGTGGCGAGGGAGATTGTGATGACGCGCGAGTTGCAAAATGGCGTGTACGGCTATTCGTTCGCATGTCCGTACTGCCGCGAGGAAATGATTCTGCACCATGAAGGCGGCGGCAAATCGCAGCATCGCCGCGTGAACGTTTATCACCGATGGACGGCGAGCGCCGACTGCCGAGCATCGAAGGAGGACGAATGAAGCGCATCACGCTTGCTATCGCCACGCTCCTTGTCGCGGCATCTGTGTGGGCACAATGTGGCCACGAGAGATGGCCGATCAAGGTCGGCACCGATCCGGAGGCGTCGTCTATCGACATCGCGAATCCGATCGATACAACGATCGGCGAACTCCGCGCGCTCGTTCCGCCGGCCGACATTCGGCATTTCAACGGCCGCGCGCCGGCGGAGCTGCAGGTCTATACGCTCCTCATCACAATGACGCTCTTCAAATCAGAGGGCGACTCCGATCTCCATCTCGTGATCCGCGACCGCGGCGAGACCATGATCGCGGAGAGCGTCGATCCGAAGTGCGCGGTCGGCTCGCCATGGCTCGACGACATGAAAGCCGTCCGACAGGCATTCCGTGATCGCTTCGGCGGCGCGAAGGCGAAGAGGAACCTTCACGTCCGCGTGCGAATCACCGGGCCGGCGTTCTTCGATTTCATTCATGGCCAAACGGGCCACGCCGCGAACGGAATCGAGATACACCCGATCCTCGGAATCGAGTTTTTGAACTAATGGTCACCTGGACGGAGGATGACCTGAAGGCGCTGGAGGCGCGGCGCGCACGGCGGCGCGGAGCATCAACGCCGGTGCCGAGGAAGCAACCACGCCTCAAGGATCGCCGCGTCGAGCAGGATGGAATCGTCTTTCACTCGAAGAAGGAAGCTGAACGGTTTCGCGAGTTGCTACTCCTCCAGCGCGCCGGCCAGATCGAGAAGCTCGAGCGGCAGGTCTCGTTCGCCATCGTGGTCGATCACACGCTGATCTGTCAGTACATCGCGGATGCGGTCTATATCCGCGGCGGCAAGCGCGTCGTCGAGGATTCGAAAGGATTCAGGACAGAGATGTACCGGATCAAGAAGAGGCTGATGAAGGCCGTTCTCGGCATTGAGATTCTGGAGACTTAATGAAGAAGCTACACATCAGCGACGATCTCGCGCTCCCGCCCGATGCGGTAACGCGCACGTTCGTCGTCTACGGCGGGAAGGGCAAGGGCAAGACGAACTTCGGGTCGGTGCTCTGCGAGGAGTTGTCGAAGGCGCATCTCCGCTTCTGCGTTACCGATCCGCTCGACGTGTGGTGGGGATTGCAGCATGGCAGGACGAAAGAGGAGAGCGGTATCGACGTCGTTATCCTCGGCGGCGCGCACGGCGACATTCCGATCGAGCCGGCGGCCGGCGCCGTGATTGCGGACTTCGTCGCCGACGAGGACGTGAATACCGTCGTCGTCATGCGCCGGGCCGACGGAACGATGTGGTCGAACGGTGAGCGGATTCGCTTCATGCGCGACTTCACGCGCCGCTTGTTCCAGCGCCAGGGCGAGCAGCGCCGACCGCTGATGCTGGTCATCGACGAGGCCGGGCGGTTCGTGCCGCAGCAGATGGCGAAGGGATCGCCGGATATCGCGGAGTGCGTCGGCGCGATCGAGGAGCTGGTGGAGTGGGGCCGCAACGTCGGCATCGGCGTCACGCTCATCACGCAGCGATCGGCGCGGATGGCGAAGAACGTTTCCGAGCTGGCCGAGTGCATGGTCGCGTTTCAGACGGCCGGCCCGAACTCTGTCGCAGCGATCGTGGAATGGTTCGGCGAGCACGTTCCGAAGGAACGGCAACACGAACTCGTGGCCGCGCTGCGTAAGTTGCCTGTCGGGCGGGCGCTGATCGTCTCGCCGGAATGGCTCGACTTCGAGCGCGAGGCGCAGATTCGGCTGCGCGAGACGTTCGATAGCTCCGCGACGCCGAAGGCGGGCGGATCGCTGCGCGCACCTGGTCAAGCCAGAAAGCCGGACCTTGAAAAGTACCAGGCGCGGATGGCCGAGACTATCGAGCGCGCAAAGGAAGCCGATCCGCGCGAGTGGAAGAAGCGCGAGGCGGAGCTGAAGAAGAAGATCGCGGAGCTTGAACGCCAGGCCGCGAAGCCGGTGCCGGCGGCGAAAGAGAAGGCCATCGATCCGGAGAAGTTGAGAACGACCGCGCAGAAGATGGCGGATCGCGCGCTCGCGAAGGCGCTTCGACCGTACTTCATTGCGGGGCGTCGATTCGTCGAAACGCTCGCGAAGGGCGCAGCGCAACTGGTAGCAGGAAAGGAAGAGTTAGTCGCGCTGCTGGCGCAGGCAGAGGAGATCGAGAAGGCGGGAGCCCCGATCGAGGTCGAGCCGGAGCGACAGAGCGGTGGCTATCTATTTCCAGGCGGCACTCCGAAGAAAGTCATCGCAGAGGTCGCGAGGAATGTGCAGCGTGCGCCACGGACGACCACCCCGCCATCCGACGGCATGCTCTCGAAGATGGGCCGCGCAATCCTGACCGCGTTCGCGCAGCATCCGGAAGGGCTGACGAAAGGACAGGCACTCGTCTTCGCCGATTACCGATCGAGCGGCCCGGTCTCAATGTTCTTCGGCGCCGCGAACGCGAACGGATGGCTTGAATCAAATGGCGCCGGCCGATTGTGCATCACCGAGCCTGGCCTCGCCGTCCTCGGCGACTTTGATCCGCTGCCGACCGGTACCGCGCTTCGGGAGTACGTTCTCGATTCGCCGAAGCTATCGACGATGGAGAAAGCGATCATGCGCGTCGCGTTCGAGGTTTATCCGAATGCGATCGGCAAGGGCGCGCTGCTCGAGAAAGCCAATTACAAATCGAGCGGACCTGTCTCCACGGCATTCGGAAAGTTCAACGCGATGGGCTGGCTGACGCAGCCGCAAACCGGCCACGTCCGCGCGAGCGATACGTTCTTCGAGGAGCAATGAACGAACTGACCGTCGAGGAGCTGCGCGATCGGATGGCGGCCATCGAGCGCCAGCTCGCGGCGTCGACTCGCCAGCAGGCGGAAATGAACGCTATCGTTATCCTGCTGATGCGGCGCTGGGGCGATCCCACGCATTTCAGTATCGAGGACACGGCCAGGATAACGAACGTCTCGACCAAAACGGTCAGGCGTAAGATTCGGAGTGGGGAATATCGGCTGGAGCTGAAGCCGGGAACGCGATTCAAGGGCATCCCGGTCGAACAGGTGTTCGGCGGATGGCTCAGCGTGACGGCCGCCAGGACGGCGGTCGACAAGGCGGGCGAGAAGAATGGATGAAGACCTTTTTCACGTCGCCAGTACGGACGGCGAACTCTTCGTCATTGATAATGGCGATACGCTAACAATCAACGGCTACAGTGGCGGTGATGTTGGCGGTGCAGATCTGACGCGCGATCAGGTTCGGCAACTCCGCGACGCGCTTACAAAGTGGATCGGCAGTAGATAGATGGCAGGGACCAGCGATCCGGACTACGTCTCAGGTCAGCGCGGGCGCTACGACATTCACCCGCCGATCGTTCACCCGCCGCACTGCGTCTGCACAATCTGTCCGCGGCATCGGAAGGACGCCGACTCGTGGAACTCTCCGCTGATCATCCGGCTCCGCCGGCGGTCGATCTATCCGAGGGACCGGCTGAGATCCGCGGTCTACGCGGCGCAGGTGAAGCGCGAAGAAGAGGAGAGACTCCGGCTCGCGGTGATGGAGGCGGAGGAGCGGCGCTCAGCGATTGCCAACGCGGTGCGGTTCGGGAAGGTGTGCGATGCGTACCGCGATTATCTGCGCTCGACCGGCAAGCGGTATGACCGGGCATCCTCGAGGATCGACGCGATCGAGGCGCTGTTAGGCCGGGAGCGTGACGCCGCTGCGGTCGGATGGCGGGAGTATCAGGAGGTGCTTTCGGAGGTTGCGCTGCTCGCGCCGCAAACGAGACGACACTACGGCGCGACGCTTCTCGCGATGCTCAACTTCGCAACGAAGCATCGCGTTCTGCCGGGTGCTCACGGTCTCGGCAAGGTGCCGCTGCCATCGGTCCGGAAAACAGATCGGCCGGTGACTTGGACGAAGAAGGAGTTGGCCGTCATCCTCGGCCCGGCCATGGCGCGGTTCGAGCGCGAGCAGGCACTACGAAAAAAGTCCGTGATCCCACTCCGCGGGCTGTGCTTCGTGGCCTACTTTACGCTCATGCGCCCGAAGAACAATTTTGCCTTCGCATGGGAGGAGATCGATTCCGAGCGCGGAACGTTCGCGCTCGACCAGCATAAGAACGTGAACCGCGGAATCCGTGCCGAGGGACCGCTCGCCGCGCAGCTCGCGAAGTATCTCGAGTCAGTTCGACCGGCGAATGCGTCGGGCTTCGTGCATGCGAATCCGGAGACCGGCTCGCCGTACGTTGACATCCGGAAGCCGTGGTCCTTGCTCATCGAAATCGCGAACGAGATCCTGGGCTACGACCTCACCGGACGGAAGGCCGACTTCTTCACGTTCCGCCACACCGGTGCGTCGCACCTGGCGGAGAAGACGAACAACCCGATCCTCATCGTGAAGATGATGGGCGACACGAACGTCCAGACGGTGATGCGGCACTACTTCAACCTGGACCTAGCGTTCATGGCGGAGATGGTTGCCGGCTGGGATGTGCCGACGATGGAGGAGGGCGATGGGAGGCGGGAGTCCGGTAGCGAGGAGCTGCCGAACTGATTATTGTGAGGCGGATGCGAGAGACGATGCGAGTCAGGAAGTTATCCGGAGAATCCCCAAACCGCGTAAGTATTTGGAACTACGTGGCGGGGCCGACGGGGCTCGAACCCGCGACCTCCGGCGTGACAGGCCGGCGCAGAATCGCTCCCGCTCTCACGAGATTCCGTTCTAAGCCGCTTTCAGTGTCCACGGTAAATCGCGGCCTAAACCCGCACCGTGGACATCCGATGCGAGTGAAATTGCGAGTAACAATTCGGCGGGGGGGGGGTATCAATTCGCCGCTCCCGGTCACTACTACACAAGGGGGAAACATGAAAACTTTCCAGGGGGAAGTTGTATCCACAGGCCGCAGGATTTTCGCCGTGTTGGCCGCTGTCGCGATTTCTTTCTCGGTGGCGGCCCAGACCTCGCCGCCGACGAAGGCCGTCAACGGGCGCGCCCAGGCGGCGCGACCCGCGTCCGTCGCGCAATCGTCGGTCCCGGTGTATTGGCGCCGCACGGCGCCGGACGGCGCCGCGACAATATTTCTAGTGCGGGCACCCTCGGCGACGTGCGCGCCCGATCCGAAGACGCAGCCCGACCAGTTCGCGTATTTCCACTCCAGCTCGCGCTTCTCTTCCGATCCTGAAGCGCTGCCGCCGACCTCGATCATTCAGTACCAATGGGAACTCCTCGCGAACTGTCGAAGGGTTACCGTCGATGGCTCCCCGACTCCGCGCACCGTATGCAGCGGCCCGGTGATCCTCGCCGGTCCGATCGGTACGGTGAACGCTACAACGACGCCGAAGTGGAACGTGCCCTCGTGGGGCGTGCCGAAATGCGCGATCATCTCAAATTCGGCCGTGCACTTGACGCTCACGCGGGTTCAGTGAGCCGTTAGGCCGGCAGATTCATGTCGGCGCGCATTGTCGCGAACGTGATGTTTCGATGCTCGGTGGCGAAGTAGTCGCCGTGTCCGTAGCCGCAGTACATCCGCGTACGGACGCGCAGCTCCTCGTAAGGTTCGCCATCGAGCATCCAGCCGCGCCGGCCGAGATCCTTATACGGCCATTTGAATGGGAGCCGGAGCGGAAGATCCCGATCGCCACAATAGGCGTAAGCGCGACCGAGCGCGCCGGACTTGACGAGCTTCAGCACGCCCGACTTCTTCACATCGGGGTCGGTCACCGAGCCGGTCAGGATGACCGTGTCGACGTAGCGACCGCGCTTCGCGAGAAGCTGGATCGTCTTCAGTGCGATGTCGCAGCCGTTCGAGTGCGCGACGAAATGCAGCGGGAAGACCGACGGCAGGAACGCGATCTGATCCGCGAGGACGCGGGATCGCATCCGGTTCCACACGAAGGTCTCGAAGATCGGAAAAGGTCCGGCGAAGTAATGGCGGCGCTCGACCTTGCAATCGAGTAGAAACGCATCGAGCTGGTCGGGCCAGCTCGGCGACGTCGTGCGCGTGAGAATGCCATGAATGGCGACGACCACGGCGCGGACGCCGGCATTCGGTCGCGGCATCGGCGATTTCATTTCGCGACCTCAAACCAGAGCCGCTCGTCGGCGTCTGTGTTGCCTTCGTTCGTCCATCCGCGCTCGAACGCGCGACCTTTCCAAACGATGAGGTTCGGGAGCGTTCTTGCGTCGTCGAAGTACGGCGTCGGATCGAGACGAGTGACAATGTCCCCATCGGCGGTCACGAGGGTGATCGGACGCGTAACCGGCACATCTCGATACCACACCACGCCGTAATGCTTTTCGACGAAGGGATCGCCGCCCTTGCGCACGTCCGAGGCGCAGGCCGAAATGAGCATCGCGAGGACGAGAATGATTGTTCCGCGCATCGTCTTCATGAACTACCTTTCTTCGCGAGGCGCGCATGAACACGCACGGCGCCGCCGTCGATTAGTGCTGCGATGATGTGAAAGAAGAGCCAACGGAATCGGCCGAGCACGAAGAGCGTGATGGCCGCGATGAGATGAAGAAGCGTTAGAACGATATGGAAGTCGCGCGCGATCCGATGAAAGCGGCGACCGACGCGCATCTCAATGAACGGCTCGCCGGCGTCCGCTCGCCCCGACCTCGACGCGCTGACGAATCTGCGCCTGCTGGCCGTTCACGCCGACGACCAGTACGACGTCATAGGAGCCTGGCGACTTGAACTCGTGGACGGCGACCTGACCGACATCCTCTCCGCCATCGTTGAAGAACCAGCGGAACGTGTGCGCTGCGCACGAGAAGTCGTAATTGAATCCTCGCGCGGCAAAGGTGACCGCCTCACGCTGCGCGCACTTCGTGGTGGAGTATTCGCTGCAACCTGACGGCGCGTGGAAGTCGATAAAGACGTTCTTCCCTGGCTGGATCGGTGGGCATCCCGCCGGCGGCGGAGGAGGCGGGGGCGGCGGCGGAGGCGGAGGCGGAGGTGGCGGCGGGCACGTAATGATGCCAGTCGCTGGGTCGCATGAGCATCCGATCGGAACGCTCTCGCACTTCTGCGGCGGAGGTCCGCCACCATCGACGATCTCGTACACGTCACCGAGCGTCCACGTCGTGGCGATCAGGTACGTGTGTCCGTCTCTCCGAATGACGGTGCTGTCGAAGAAGTTCGTCGTGTTCGGATGCGTGTAGTTCGGCCCCGCGTCGATCGAGTAGTAGCGCCGGAAGTAGTCCTGAAAATCGACCTCGGATGCCGGCAGGCCGTCCATCATCGCGAAGAGTCGGATCGTCTGCTGCACAGCGAGGATCAGATAGCCGTCGCCGTACTTCATCGCGGCGCCGCCGCGCGTGGAGGTCTGGAAGTCGGCAACACGCGCGAAGGTGTTGCCGGCTGGTACGTAAGTGGAGATCACGAATCCGGTTGCATTGTCATGGCCGACGAAGAAGCGCATTCCGTCCGATGCGATTGCCTTGTACAGCCCATCCGTGGAGAACTGCGCGAGCGGAGGCGCGCCGGCGATGAAGGCATCGTTGCTATAAATTTCTAGCTCGCCCTCGTTCGTCAGGATCGCGATGTGATTCGCGCTCTTCGCCCAATTCGCCATCGAGCGAGGGAGGTCTGCGCGTCGGAAGGCGTGAGGCGGATCGGTCACGTCCCACACGTTCACAGCCGTCGCGCCGTTGGAGATCAGCGCATAGTAATGACCGTCGCTCGTTCTTAGCGATGCCATCGCCGACGGAAAGAACTCCCCCTCCTGGTAATCGTCGGGAGCGCGGTGAAAGAGCGGCGAGGCGTTCGCGTCGAGAATGCCCCATCCGAAGTTCGCGTTCGGATCATAGATGTATCCGCGATCGTCGAAGTCGAGCCAGAAGAGGCGCTCCTGCCCGTCATCACGCGAAGGACCCCACCCGCCCCACTCGGCATAGAACATACGATCTGCCGGGAGGAAGACGTCGGGATAGCAGCGTGGCGGCGCGCACTGATTGCGGGAAACCGGCGCGGTGAGCTGCTCGCGAGCCACGAGACGCTGAAAGAACGTTCCGGCCTCGTATACCGTCGCCGCGCTGCCGGTGATCATATAGATCCGGCCGTGCAGCGGATCGGAGTAGACATGGAAGGCGCGCGCGGTTCGGAACGGCTGCTGAAAGTCCTCTGTCGCCTGTGAGTCGAGGAACCGACCGACGAAGCGCAGATTCGGCGGCATTGCGGGCGTGAGCTTGCCCTGATGCGATTCGATGCAGCCTACGCATGGCACGTCGACCGATGATGGATACGGCCAGTAGCCGGTCGGCAGGCTGTTCGCGATGACTTCGGCATGAAGTGCCGCGATCCGTGCACCGAGTGGGTCTGCCCGCTGCTTTCGCGGCGTGATCTCTTCCTTCGAGTAGTCGCCAACCAGAGCGGTCGGCGGACAGCTCAGACCCATCGTCTGGCATCGCCACTCTGCGATCCGATTCTCCAACCGCTTCCGAAACTGTCGTTGGCGCCGCCTACCTGCCGCCGTGAGAGGTTTCCATGTGTCGCCTGTGCCGTTCTCGTGAATGACGCGGCGGAAGCCGCGCCGATGTTCGAACCTATCGACCTCCTGTTTCGTGGCGTAGCCGCACCACTCGCAGTAGCCGCCAGCTTGGTCGGGCGGGAAGACGCGGAGACATTCGGCGGCCGTCATCTCGACGCGCGGACAGCTCGGGAGTCCATCCATCGTCGTCGAGACGCACGGCGCATCTGAAAAAGAAAAGGCCGCCACGAGGGCGGCCAGAATTGGGAACATCGAACCTCCGGTTACGGCTTTGTCGCGGGCGGGACGCTTCCATGAACCGCGTTGAGGATTTGCACGATGATCGAAATCAGAGCGGGCGCCCCGTTCACGAATTCATCCGCGAGCCTCTGCGGGATCAGCTTGGCGGAAGCGGCCGCCTGAACGACCTCCGAGAATTGCCCGATGACGGCCGCGAGCTTGGTCGCGCCATCGCCGGGAGTCTTGAACGTCGCCTCGGCCGAGCGGATGAATCCGATGAGCTTGACGAGAAGCGGGAGAAACTGAAGGTACGCGAGATATTGCATGTTTGTTGTCCTTTCTTTCGGAGCCGGAATTGGCTCGGAGAATTGATTTCAGCGACAGCGATGCGGCCAACGAATTGAGCGAGACGGCTTCCACAGGAGGCGCGAAGCACATCGCGGCGACCATGAACAGAACGAGCCCGGTGATAATCAAAATGAAGGCACTGAATTCATCGACACGTCGACCGGGGGGAATGTGAATACGTCCCGTGGGGCTCTCCCTTTGTTAGCGATTAGGTGGAACTTCGATCTTGGTGATGACGATGAGGAAGCGGCCGGCGACGTCGGACTTCACGTCGACGAATGACTGGCCGTCAGGAAGTTGGCGTCCCGTGAACTGCGTGACAGGAACTATGAAGCGGTCGAGTCGAAGCGGATTCCGCCAGCCCATTCTGGTGGCGGCGCCGGCGCCCAGGTTGACCGTGCTGACCTCGTGATACTCGAGCGTGACGCGCGATCCGTCGCGAAATCCCTCGCCGGTCATTAGCGCCCACTGATAGCGATAATCGGGATCGATCGTGATCTGGAACGCGCCGACATGGTTCTGAAAGATGACCGCGACGAGATGCTTTCCGTCGAGCAGTTCCCATCGCGCCGGCTGTCCGACCATCTCCGACACGCGCGGCGGTCCACTCTCTGAGGATTTGTCGTCCGCGCTGCATGCCGGGGGCGGGGTCTCCCCATCGGCTGCTTTGACTGAATCTTCCGGTTGCGAGGACGGCCTCGGGACGAGCTTCTGTTGACTGAGGCAGATCGTGGAGAACGAGAACGACAATATCAGGACGAGCAGGAGTCTGGATTTCATCACGGCCCTCGGATGGAAGCGCGCACAGATCAACGGGCAAGAGACAGGAAATGAAAAGCGCCGCCAGAAGCGGCGCGAGAAGGCGCGAGCGCATGCGTTCTCCTAGATCGTTCCGAGTTCTTTCGTCAGACGGCGCATCTCCGCGCGCCATTCAGCGCGAGGAACCTCGATGACAATTCCGCCGCACTTCGGGCAGAGGTCCTGCCTCGTCGGGATTACGCGGCCATGGTCGCCGCAGAGCTTCCGAACACGCGGCAGCGGATGAACGTGAAGGTCGATCTTCGTTCCGCCATCGACCGGGCGCTCGGAGTGAATACGCTCGGCAAATTCCGCGAATGATCGCGCGACACGATCAGGTGGTTGCCACACTTACTGGCCTCGGCTGCGGTTGCGGAATTTCACAATGAAACGCGGGGTCTGAGTTCGACGGATCGAGGAACTTCGCGATGCGATGCTCGGCGCGCGCCGCCTTCGCGAATTGTTCCTGCCGGCCGTCCGGTCTCATCGTGCGCGGACCGATATCGAAGACATTAAGCGTCAGTGGATCGGCCGCATGGTGCGAGACATTCTGCGGCCCGACCGCGATGATCTTCTTGGCCATCAGGGCGACGATCTGGTCCGGTGTGCGCTTTGAGGCCTTTCCGACCTCGTAGATTCTGATCACCTTCTGGCCAGGCTTGCGATAGAGCGCGAGCTGCTGCTCGACGCCGTGCGCCTCGCAGTTTTCATACATCGCCTTCGCCTGGCGCTGAGGATCGCGCTGCGTCGAAGTGATGATCAGGAACTCGACGCGAGCCGCACGCATCACATCGAGGAGCACGCCCTTCGAATAGTCCGAGATCTTGCCGATCGCGCTCGGCGCGTAGGAAAAGAAGGGTTCGGGCATCGACTACGGCCTGCGCGTTCGATGTGCCCAAACGTCGATGAGCTGCTGCTGTTGGTCCTCGATCCGGCGCAATCGCTCCTTGAGATCGTCGAGCTTCGAGTTGAGGTTGTCCTGGTCTGCCTTCGCCGCGTCCTTCGTCTGTGACGTTGCCTTGAGCGCGGCGATCTCTTCGCCGTGCGTCTGCACCTTGAAGTACATTCCGGTGAGCGTGATGAGGATCGTGCCGAGCGCAATCAACTGTGTAAGCGGGACGCGGAACAGCGAATACCAGGGCAATTCCCCATTGAGCGTCTTTCGGCGGTCCGGTACTGTCGGGTACGATCGCGGATCGTCAGCCATGCGGCACTCTCCTCAAATCGGATTTATTTTTTCGGCGGCTTCGGCTGGAGCTTCTTGCCCTGAATCCGAGCGTTCAGGTTTTTCTTCGTATCGTCCGGCACGATCGCGTTGCCGATGAGCTTCTGACGCTCTATGGGAGGCAGCGAGTTCCACACGGCGTCATGGTCGACGGCGGCGGTAATCTCGGCTTCCGCTGTAGATAGCTCGGCGATGAGATCGTTGACGTCGGCCTGGTGTTCGGCCGATGCGGTCGCGAAGGACGCATCCGATGCAATCGCGTTCGCGGCCTTCAGAATCGCCTGCATATTGCGTAGCTTGATATCGCGCAAATCGCGAACCGTTACTGGTCCGAGGAGGTCGAGCGGCCCATCGTGAACGTCGGCCCCCGAGAAGGATTGCCACGCGGCGAACAGATTAGCGACCCTCTGCTCGATTGCGTTGAATGTTCGGAATGTCACGTCTCGCTCCTCAGTGTTCGTTGTAGGTCACATACGTGAAGCGGTTGCCCTCGGTGACTATGACCGCCGGCGTGTTGGCGCCATTCTTTTTAAAGAAGTCCATTTCGATCTTCGCGATCTCCACGACAGGGACGATCGTGCTCGGCGCCCCTGGCTCGCGGCGCAAGCCCACCCATCGGACGATGTAGCACTGATCCTTGTATTGATCCGGCGTGAAGAGAGTGGCTCCCTGTCCGATCCGATGCGTGCTGCCGGCTTCGTTTGAGAGCGGAACCGGAAGAACATGCGTCGCGCCATCGCAAGGAATCCGGAACATTGGCCCGACGAAGCCGCCGCTATATCCGCCCTTTCCGTTCTGCTCGCCGACGTTGCTGAAAAGATTCATCCAGTTGTTGCCGGCGTCTTGAGTGCCCTCAGCGCGCCATGTGACAAAGGAGAGGTCCACGAAATAGGGCGATCCATCCGCTCGCGTCGCGAGCGGAACCGCAATGCTGATCCAGATCGTGGTTCTGAAATAGATTGAGTTTGCATCCGTATCTGCGACCAGGCCCTTGCCGTGATACCACGCGTCGGTTGCGGGATCGGGCGTCAGGTGGTTCGCGCCGTCGTACGTCAGATCGTTGACGTTGTCCTTTAGCGCGAGCGCACTTTTCTTCGATTGACTACGCGCCCAGGGTCCCGAGTCGATGTAGCGATCGTCAAGACCGCCGGTGATGACAAAGTAATTGAGCAGTCCCCACATCGCCCATGGGTGGCCGCGATCAATGTCGTGGGAGAAGTCCGTCACCTCGAGCCATTCGCGGACCGGATAGTTCGCCGGCGCTGCGACAATAAAGTTCGTTCCCTTCTTCGAAACCGTGATCGCGAATTTGTTGACGGCCGCTGGGCTGAGGATGGGAGGCTTGACCCGCTCGGCATTGCCGGAAGTCTGCTCCTTGTCATCCGAATATCCATAAGAGGTCGTATCGTTCGGCTCGTGACATCGGAACCAGACGACGCCGTTGGTCGGCCCAAGCTCGCCACGCTGCCCCTCGCGATATCCCGGCGACATCAATGGATCGTTCTGTCGGCTGAAAAAGATTCCGTTGCTGCCGAAGAACACGCGCGATCCGTCGAGCGCAACCTGGGAGACTGGCGCCGTCATTTGCATTCCGCCGTCGCCGGTCTTTTTGAACTGGTCGCGCGCTTTCAGCGCGCGGCTCACGTCGGCGTCGAGGGCAGCTCCATAACCCGCAATGCCGAGTGAGATCGCATCGAGCTTTACGACCGCGCCGACGTTGGCGTTGCCGATGAGGAGGCGGAATTTCGCGATCGACGAACCGACAAAAGTAAAATTGTTCTGGAAGCTGAGCCAGCCAGTGTGGAAGTTGCCGTCGTCGACCCATCGATCGATCGACTTCGTGACCACGACCCCCATCCCGTTGTCGAAGGAGGCCTGAATGTTGAGCACTCCCTGGCCGGCGGGGATCTGAAGGCGGAAGCTGAGAATGATGCCGATGCTTCCGGAATAGGTCCGGAGCAGATCGAGATATGTGCTCCCCCACTCAAAGAGCCGCCACTCGAGATATGCGTTCGAGCCGCCACCGTTCGTTATCGAGACGACGCCGCTGCCGCTTGGATCGACGGACGAAGCCGAGATACCTGCGCCCACAGACATGCCGGTCGGCAGCGATGCGGCCCGCACGAAGTTCTCGATGTACGGCCACGTCAGGTTGGAATCGACGGTGGGAATATCGGGATGCGGAGCGACCGGATCGAGCAGGACGGACCCGTTCGAGGAAATGAGCGCGCTCTGGATGCCGTCCGTGTAGATCGCGCGAACGGCCGCCTTGATAGTGACCGGAACAGTTCCATCGCTGAATGAGTCGGCGGGGAAGCCGACGGACCGCCGCGCCGGATCGGACACCATCGTTTCGAATAATGGAGTGCCGATGCCGAGGCCGGTGTCATAGACGATGACCTGGAAACCTGTAAGCGACAGCGGCGGATTGTTGACGTTGTCGGCGTGCGTCCACGTCACCGTGAGCGCATAGAGTGCGATGACCTGCGCAGTTGCTCCGCCGAATGCGCCGTCTCCGCCGCCAGAGGCTTTGCTTACTGCGCGCCGGCGAAGCGGGACGGCGATGGGATCGTTGACGACCGGATTTACCGGCGTGATGGAGTAGATCGAGGAGCTGTATTCGGCCGAGAACGAATAGTCGAGGCGCCGGTCGCTGATCGCATCGGCGACCGCAAAGCGGAAGTACCACGGCAGCGCGTTCGTGGTCTTGAAGATGAAGTCGCCGCCGCCAGGCGGAACGACCTGACCGACGAGCGTCGATGGCGATGGTGTGAAGCCCTGCGTCTGCGAGGCCCACATGTAAATGCCGCGCGCATCCTGATCGGTCGCGGCTCCGACCGGGAGCTTGATCATCTCCTTCGAACGAATGAAATTCGAGGGAGTGATCGGCGGCGGACTCGGAACCGCCTTCGTAGCGGCGGCGTTCGCTGAGGCCGAGGAGTAATTCGCAAAAGCATCGAAGGCGCGGATATAGAGCGTCTTCGTGCGGAAGTTCGGCGCGTTGATCTTGAATTCTGTGGCGCGCGCTTTCAGGAGCGGCGGGAATGAATCGTTGCCCCAATTGGCATCGACGTCGCGGACCTCGTACTGATACTCGCGGCCGAGGTCGGCCCACGTCCACACGGCCGAGTCGCCAGAAAACGCGCCCGCGAATCCGGTGACCGGCGCGGCCGGCGTGTTGTACCACGGCACGAAGATGCTGGTTGTCGCGGCGCCAGCGAAGTTGTATCGACCGCCCACTCCGTAGGGCGTGACGCGGAAGTAGAGCGTCACTCCGTGCGGGGCGTTACGCCAGCGGAAATCGTTCGAGTCCGAGGAGGGGAGCTGCGACCAGGGACCGCTCGCGTTGAACGCATACTCGATCCGCGCGCCTTTGTAGAAGCCATATTTTTTCTGCGGCTTCGGTCGCGCCCATTGCAGAATCACATCGGTCTGCTTTGACCTATCGTTCTGCGTGACGATTTCATATGTCGCTGTCAGGTCGGTGATCGGCGCCGGCGGCTGCGAGAAATCCGGGAGGTCCGAGTAGTTCGTGATCGTGATCGGTCCATCGGTCACGAAGATCGAGGCGTCGTATTCGACCAATGAAATCTCGCGCTGCATGTTCGCATCGCGTGTGATTTCTAGAATCCGGAACGGCTTGACTTTCGTGGCGACGGGACCGTAGGCCCACACGTCGCCTTCCTGCGGAACCCTAGTAAATGGGACGGTAACAGTGACGCCGAAATAGCTCGAGCCATCGGAGGGCGCGGCCACGTCGGCCACGACGCGCTCCTCGATCAGCTCGTGCCCGCCCGCATCGCCCGCGGCGTAGCGGATGATCACGCCGTACTGAGTGACGCCATCGAACGGAATCAGCCGATCGAACATCACCATCGATTGAATGATGTTCGCTGGCGCATTGTCGTTCGGCTCTACGCGACCGCTGTATCCCCACTGCGTGAGATCATGCGAAACGTTGATGACGTCGAAGGTCTCGGCCATCATCGAATCGGTCGCGGCGCCCAGGCTCCCGATCGTGCGGATCGCATAATGCTGTTTGAGTCGGTAGCGGCCTTCCCGAACGACCTCAGTGAGTCTCGTCGTTCCGATGAGCTGCAGCGACCGACGACGTACGACCTCGCCAGCGGCCTGCAGGTCGCTCTCATCACAGAACGTACCGTCACGTCTGATGCAGACGGTGACCGTGTCGGTGTCGAAATTCGCGGCGCGATTCTCGAACGTGACGTCGTAGGTATTGATCTGCCCGCGCTCGCTGCGATAGCTCAGCTTGAACGAGTCCTCGAGGGTGTTCCCCATCCCGAAGAGCTGCGTGGGCGTCGTCGGCCCGTCGAAGCCGGCGGAAATCTTCGTCCCGCTCCAATACGCAGCGCCGCGCGCGCTCCCGAGAAGCTGCTGGATCAGATCAATCGCGTTCTGCTGCTGATTGATATAAAGGTCGAGTTGTGAACGCACCTCGGTGTACGGAGAGCCGACCTTCGGCGTGACCGTTTCAAGCTCGTCGCATTTTTCCGCGTACGTCTTCCAGGCGTTCAGGTTGATGTCGGAGTCGGGGAGTTCTTCGCCACAACCGAGTTCGTGATTCCGAAGAATCCAGAGCGTCAGCCAGCCGCGATTTCGGCCCGCGGGCGTTGCGGACCCGACGCCCCAATCCGGCGCGAGGAATTGTGTGCCGTCCCATTTTTGCGGAATCGCGCCGCGCCACATGGCCGTGACGGTAGGCATCGCGCCGTTGAGTTGCTCGGTCGCGATGCCCTCGATGGCGAGGATCGTCTTACCGTCATAGCTGACCGACTGCTGCGTCTCCTCGGTGACTCCGGAGAGGATGACGTGCCACTGGTCAAATGCGACATCCTTGAACTGCGCGTCGAGCCAGGTGATGCGGATGTCGTACTTCGCGCGCGGGAGCTTCTCGACACGGCGCGTCTCAGGCTTCAGTGCGTGGGTGTGGTCCTTGAGTTCCCGGTATCCTGGAGTCGAGCCGTCGACGTTCGTCCAGGGATCGCCGGTCCCATTGCGCCGATACTCGAGCCTGTAGCGCGTCCAATTGTCCTGTGCGCCGCTGTTGGTGTTGTGCGAAAGGCCGGCGATGTTGAGCAGCGCTTCGAACGCGTCGACCTGATTGCTGATCGTCGTGTAGGTGTAGGAAACGTTCGCGCCGAGCGCGGTCACGTCGACGTTGACGTCGTAGGTGTTCGCGACAACGTCGAAGCCGGGAATGACGCTCTGCGGCGTCGCGCCGTTGCGCCAGGAGACCTTGACGCCTGGGAAATTCGAATAGTGCTGGTTGTTGATCCGGACGTCCGGCGGGTTGGTGACGACGTCGGCTGGCAAGTTCGGATCGATCGTTCCGACGGGTCCCCACGTCTGATGGCCCGCCATCCGTATCAATAGATATAGCTTCTCGTTCGGCGTGTAGGCCGCCTGATCGACTGGCGCTGTCGGGCCGTCCTGTGTCGGCGTCTCCGGCGCCGGCGGCGGGTCGGGTACGTCGCGATTTGGCGGGATGTAGAACCCGCGGCGCCGGAAGGCCGAGATGCGGCCGCCCGCTACGAGCCGTTCGCCGAGGAGGATCTCCTCCGGCACGCCGGCGCGATCATCATTCGTGATTCCATTCCAAATGAAGCTGCTCGGTCCGTCGGTGCCGCGATTGATAACAGGCGATGGCGTAAGGAGCGCACCGACCGTCGAGCCGATGGCGTAACCTTCCAGCGCCCCTTTGACTGCGCCCATCGGGCCGCCGATGTAGAAGCCGGCAACCGCGCCGATGATGCCGCCGACGACGCCGAGGATGACGGACGCGTTCTTTCCGTCGACGGTCGGGATGACACTGATGACCTGACCGGCGCGCGGGATGACCGCGTCGAAAACCGGCATCTCAATCGCCGGAGCCTCGCGTCGGAGAATCTTTCGACCGATGCGCGCGATCCGCGTCTCCGGAAGCAGGACTCGGACGATGTCCGCGCGACGGAAGATTCGGCCATCCGAAATGACGTGGAGGATTTGCTCATGCCCGAGACCGAGTTCGCTGAGGTAGCCAGAGAGGGTCCGGCCGCGCGAATACGGGACATCATGCTCGGTCCAGTCGACGCGCCCGTCATCATCCGGTAGCCCCGGCACGCGGATCGTGACGACGCCGCGCTTTCCCGGCTCGGCGTCCCTCCAGCCCTCGTCCGCCGGCGGAGCGGCTTCGCGCGCCTTCTCCTGCAGCTCGCGCAGCCAGTCATCAGGTGATGGAAATTTCTCCCGCTTCGGCCGACACTTCAAGCCGAAGGCCGCGCAAAACAGGTGAGCCGGAATCATCGAAGGCGGAGGAAGCCCTTTCGGCCGTCGCGCGCTCGCGCGATGCGCTCATAGAACGGCTCGCGTGTCAGCGGATGAATGACGACGCCGGCGCCCTCGATCGAGTGAATGTATTCACCGTCGCCGAGGAAGAGACCGACGTGGTTGACGATGCCGAGTTGATGGTTCGCGACCGGCACCACGTCCCACGGCTCCGGCTCGAACACCGTACGGAATCGCGGAAGCGCGGCGAAGTAATCGCCTTCGAGCTTGATGTCGCGCAGGGCGAACGCCTCGACGATGAGGTCCCAGCAGCGGAGATTCGCGTAGCTCCGCCCGACCCACGAGCGGATCGTGGTGAGATGGCGCGTGTTCATTGTTTTTAGAGGTACTTCGACCGCGAGCCGAGAACGCCGGGATAGTTCGCCCGCGTCACAACCTTTCGCGGAATCTGCGCGCGCAGCCAATTGAAGCGGACCGATGCGCATGTGAGCGCGGCGACAGGAGTGGTCGTGTCGGCGGTGATGACGGTGAACGGCTCCTCGGACTTCGCGTTCGGATCAGATAGATAGTCCTTGTGCACAGTAATGAGCCGCCCTGGCCGCCATTCGAGAATGTAGTTCTCGAGGATCGACTGAACGAAGCGCCCAACGTTCGTGAGCTGCAGGTCGAAGGTCGGGATCTGGCCGTGCGGGTTCTGCGAGCGCACCGGGTTGCCGATGCCGAATGAGGTCCAGGTCTGACCCTCGAACGAGACGGTTCCCGAACCGCTCGGAAGCCGGCACCATCGCGTGTACTGATCACCGGCGAGGGCAGTGAAGGCCATCGCGCCGACGACGCCGGTCCCATCGCTCCCAGATGCGAGCATGACCGTGATGAGCGCCGTCGCGGTGTATGACGCCTTCACGGCGGCCATCACCTGCGATGCGGTCGATGTCGCGGCTCCGGCTCCATTGGTCGCGAGGTTGATCGTGAGGTCTCCGCCCGAGACGGTGACCGAGAGCGGCGTGTTCGTGCCAGCGACGACGTATCGGACGCGAACCGTCTGATTCCGCATCGGCTGGACGCCGGTGAAGACCAGATCCTTGTTGCTGCCCTGGGCGGTCGTAAGCGTGGCGTCGACATAACAAAGCTCGATGAGGAGGATGAACGCCTTCCCCCACAGCTTGTTCTTCTCGGCGACGAAACCGACGATGTCCTGCACGTTAGAACTGGCCTTCCATTGGTACGTCGAATTCGAACCACGCGGGATTGCCGCCGACGATCTTCTTCAGCGGTAGCTTCGTGGAGGCGTAGTTAACCGTGCCGGTGCCGTAGTCCGGGTGGACGAGCGTGAACGGCGTGGCGAACAGATCCTGCGCTTTGAGGAAGTCCATGATGATGTTCATGTCGAACTGATCGACACGGCAGTGCGCGATGAACTGCTCAAACCGTCCGCTATCGCCGAAGACGCGACGCTCCGTCCACTTGTTTTCAAAACGGAAGATGATGCCGGGACGCTCATACGTAGCATCGATGAAGAGGATGCTCGCGCCGTTCGATAGCTCGACGCCCTTTCGCGGAAATGTCGGCATCGGTTAAACGACCGAGCGGAGCGTCCGCCGGATCGGCCCGTTGGTGAGAAGGTCAGCGTTGATCATCACGGCCAGCTCTCCCTGGGTCGGCAGCATCGCCGGCCGCATGCCGGCGAAGAAGTCGCTCGCGAGCGTCACAGTCAGATGCTGCGTGAGTTCGGTCGATCGACCGCCTCCGCCGACGGACGGAGCCGAGGGCGCGGCCATCCTGCCGCCGATCACTGAGAGCGAGCCGGCCATGAGGCCGACACTCGGCGCCGCCAACGCGCCTGTTCCTCCGTACGAGGGCGTCGTCGTAACCGTGCCGCCCGCCGCCGCCGTGCCGTATCCGCTGAGAAATTTCTCGATGAACATTTGGACAAGGCGCTGCGCCATCAGATGCGTGATCGTTCTGAGAATGTCCTCGGCGAGCGATCGAATGGCGGATTTGATGCCCTCGATGTGGCCGGTGAAAGCGTTGAAGAAAGCGTCGCCTAGTTGCGTCTCGAACGCGCTCTGTATCTGGTCGATAGAGGAGATGACCGATTCGCCCCAAGTCTTCTGTTTGAGGATGAGCTGATCGATGATCGAGGCATAGTCGGAGCCAAACTTACGCCGCAGCTCGATGAGCTTCGCATTCTTTACCTGCTCGTTATCGACCTCGAGCTGGTCGAACTTCATCGAGATGTCGAACCACGCGCGCGCTAGTTCTTCATCCGTCTGTGCCGTCGAGGCCGCGGCTTGAATCTCCGCGATGCGCCGGTTGTGAAGCTGCAGCTTCCGGACTTCGAACGTATCCTCGATCGCCTGACGCTCGGAGTCCTCCGCGCGGAGCGTGATCTTCAGAATCTCGCCGCGCATCGAGGCTTCTTCGTTCGCGAAGTGCTCGGCGAGAGAGCGGCGCTGCTGTTCAGCCGCCTGGAGCGCCGTCGTGAGGCGCAACTGCTCGCGGAGTGACGCTGCTTCGCGCGCGCGACCGGGATCGATCCGCTGCCTGATCATCTCGGCCGTGGCCATGCGCTCGTGCGAATGCGCCAGTTCCGCGGCGAGCGGCCCTGCATGCTGCGCGAGCGCGATCTGCTCCCGAAGTTGCGCGTTCTGAATGTCCAGCATCCGATTTGCCTGCTGGATCGCCTCGATGATCGGATTCAGCGGCTTCTTGTCGCCGGCGCCATCTCCGCCACCCATGCCCTGGAGCTGCTGGTCGACGCCTTTGATCTGATCGATGGTCGCGCGAGTGAGTTTCTCTAGCTCCTTCGAGCCGTCCTTGTAGTCCTCGATCGACCGCTTCAGCCGTCCGCTGAAGAGGCCCATGAGAGAGGCGTTCGCGAGGACAATCGTGCCGAGAATCGCGCGGTCGATGGTGTAGGCAGCGATCTCGGCGCCGATGGCCACGGCTTTGAGAACCGAGAGAAGCGGCGGAGCAACTTGCCCGACGACCGTATCCTTGAGGCGGGTCATCGAGGTCCGGAAGTGCTCCATGTCCTCGGCGGTCTTCGTCGAGATCGTGGCGCCCATCCGATCGGCCTCATCGCCGAACTGCTTTATCGCAGCCGATCCCTTGTTCAGCGTCGGGATGAGATGCACGCCAGTGCGGGAGCCGAAAAGATCAGAGGCAACGGTCACCTTCCCGGCGCCGTCGGCCGTGTGCGCGAACGCATCGGCGACGCGCATCAAGATCTCGTATGGCGATTTCGTTTTCAGATCGGCGAGCGAGATGCCCACGGACTGGAATGTGGCCTGCGCCTGGCCGCCGTGTTGAATCGCCTCGGTGATCCGCTGGTTGAATGTCCGGATGCCGGTCGAGAACTCCTCGACGCCTCGACCGCTGACGTACTGCAGGCGAGAGAGCTGCTCAACGGTGAAGCCGGTCTCCTGAGCGAGTTCGCTCATGTTGGCCGCCGTCTCGATGGCGGCCTTTCCCAGCTCGATGACGGTCGCGGCGAGGCTTGCGCCGATGACCAGACTCTGAAGCTCGCTACCCAGCTCGTGCGCGAATGCCTTCGCGCTCTTCGAAAAAGTCTCGACCTCGCGGCGTGCTTCGCCGAGACCCTTCTTCAGCTCGCCCTTGTCGAAGATGACGCGGACGATCGCTTTAGCGAGTTCAAATGCCATCTATTTCAGTGCTCCTCGCAGGAGTGCATCGATGTCTTCGTTTGTGGCTAGGGTGATGGTCGGCTCGGGCTCGCCGGCGCCACGGTTCAACATGGCGTTGCGGGCGTCCTTGAACTCCGAGTTGTCGCCGTGGAATGCGACGCGGATTGCGTCGAGGAGATCGACCTGTCGGAGGGCGCGGATCTTTTCGAGCTGGCGGTGATACGCGCGAATCTTCCGCGCGCTCATCGCCATGATCTCGTCATCCGACCAGCCGAACGCATCGGCGAGCTGCGCGCAGCCCGCCGCGATCTCTACGCGCTCGGCTCTTGCGGCAAAGGGTCGGCTTTTTCTCCGAAGGTATTCATGACCGAGGCGACCAGGATGCCGACCTTGGTGAGCGACATGGATTCGAGATCGTCGCGTGAGATGGTCGGGACCACTTTCGTGAGGACGTCCGAGAGGATCTCGAACTCGGCCCCGTGGTCGCTGCCGCAGTCCTTCAGCCGCTGCTCGAGCGAGACGGCCTTCAGATAGTCTTTATACGAGAGGTCGAACAGCTCGACGACGGCGTGCTCTCTGCCGTCCACCTTGATCTTCCGGCGCGTGCGCGGAACAAAGGCGTCGATGTCGATGATGGTCTGCTCGGGCGGTTTTGTCTCTTCGGACATGATTCCTTTTTCTATGTGTTTTCAATCCTATGGATTGAAACCAATGGTTTGAATGTAGGCGCGACCGACGGCCGCCGCGCTTCTTCTGGCGAAGCGCGCGGCACTCGCATCCGCACGGCCACGGAACCGCCGGTCGCGCAACTGGCGAACGATTAGAAGCCCGACTCGTTGGCATCGACCACGGTCGAATCACCGAAGAACAGGAGCCGGTTTTTGTTGGTGTCGGTGTCGGGGAAGCATTTGAAGCTCACGTCGAGAATGCGCTGGTTCTCCGCCGCGTAGTCGATCGTGATGTTCGATTCGTCTGGCGCCGCAAGCGGGATCGTGACCCAGAGATCCTTATTCGTCGTCTCGACGCCGGTGTTTGGGTCGATCGGCTTCAGCGTCATCGTTTTCGCGATGGCGAGGAGCGACTTGCCGGAAAGCGGGCGAATCTCGACGCGCTTCTTCGAGCCGGTCGTGTCGTCCTGCAGCGGGACCGCGTTCGAGAACGCGCGAGCGAACGTGAGCAAGGTGATCTCGGCGAACGGGACGTGAACCTTCGCGCTCACGCCTGTGATGATCGTGTTCGCCTCGGTCGAGCCGAGCTGGTCGGCCAGGAGGTTCAGCACATGCGGAACCACGTCGACCTTGACGCCGCCCTTTGTGAAGCCGATCTCGGTATCGACGAGCGTCAGGATGCCGACGACGTTGGCGCCAGAACCACCGGCCGCCGTGATTACCGGCGGAACGCGGTAGCCGGAACCTGGATTCGTGATTGTCACGCCAGTGATCGCGCCGGTCGTGACAACGATCGTTCCAACAGCCTGGGTTCCGCCTGGCGCCGGCGGATCGATGATCGCCGCGGCGCCGTTCGTATAACCAGTGCCGCCGGCAGTGATCGTCGCGCCGGTGAGCGTGCCGCTATCCTTGATGTAGACCTTCGTGGGACCGCTCGTGAGATTGGCAGTCGTGCCCATCGTGAACTCCTTTTTTGTTGTGTGTTGGGATCAGCCGCGAGCGGACGCCCGCGAAAATTGAGGACTACTCTTCGGTGTAGATGCCCTGCGCGGTGAGCGTCGGCGCGTTGGTCGTAGTAGTTCCGAACGACGCCTCGATGCACTGCGCGATACCGCGGAGAACGGGCGCCTCGGACTCCTGCCGGTTCGTCCAGTCGAAGATCACCTGCGCCTGCTGCGCGGCGACCGTGCCGGTGATTGGAAAGACTGCGCCCTGCGATCCAATCATTCCGACGTTCGTGCCCGTCGTCGCGAGCGCGGTATAGAAGTTCAGAAGGTTGACTGTCGATGCCGCGGAGGCCGAATCGTGCGGAACCTTCGTGAGCGATGTCGCCGTGCCAGCCGACGTCGCAGTTGACGTCTTACGCAGCTCCACATCGCCGTAGACTGCCGCTGTCGCGACCGTGCCGCCGATGATGAGCTGCTGGAGGCGTACGGTCTTCGTCGCCGAGCCGCAGATCGAGAAGAACGGTCCGGTTCCGGCGGCCGTCGCTGTCTTCGCTGTGGTCGCAAAGGCGTACGTTGCCTTTTGCGCGATGAAAACGCGCTGTGTGTTCGCGTTCGGAGCGCCTTGTCCCGCGGCGGCGCGCTGATCGCCGATGCGTGTGTGCGATTCGCTTTCGTACGTCTGGCCGTAGCCGACGATGGCAACCGAGAGCAGAAGCGCGAGGACTGTGAGTCTCTTCATGTGCGGCCTCCTATAGGTCGATTGGTCCGTAGATGCGGACGCGGAAGTCCATTGCTCGGTGATGAAGGAGCGTGTCCTCCTCGTAGAACTCCTGCTCGCTGTCGAGGTAGATGGAGTCGAGCCGGCCGCTGTTCGGGATGGTGAGCTGTCCCTGGTGGAGAAGTGCCTTCACGCGTGCGCCGATGATGTCGGCCTGGTCGGCCGACTTCGCGAAGACGCTCACCTGAATGCGCGTGGTCCAGAGCGGAATCTCCGGCTCGAAGATCGATGAGACCTCGAGATAGGTGACGAGTGGAAGCGTCGGCTCCGGTGCCGTCGTCGGTCGCGCGTATGTGATCGATCCGGCGCCGTTCGGCAGTAGCGCGAGGAGCGTCGCATCGCCGGAGAGCTTCGAGTAGACGGCCTGCTTAGCGGCTTGCACCGGTCGCCTCCTCCTTCATCGCTTTCTCGGCCTCGTTCGCGAGTCGGTCGAGCGCCGGTCGCCACGCTGGGCGCGGCTTGATCCTCGATGTGCCGAACTCCAACCATTCCGCGATCTCAGCGCGCCCCGATTCCTTCGATGGTCCGAGGTCGAGCGCCCATTCATCCTCGCTCAGCTTGTAGATTTGCTTCCCAGGGCTATGCATCAGGAAGCCGGTATCGTTTGCGGGCGGCTCGCCGGGGGCCGACGCGCGATGCGTCACGCTCCGGCGCCTGTAGAGGAGCCCATGTTTCGCTGCGCGAATCAGCTCGACGAAGATCCGCTCATATTTTCGGAAGAGAGCGACCAGCTTCCCGCGGATGATGTTGTCGACTTCCTTCTGAAACTCATCGCCATTCCACTGGACGTCTTCACTCATGGCGTTACGAGCTGCGAGAGATCGACCTCCAGGTGGTGACCGCTGTACTGATTCGCCACGAACGTGACGAGGTAGCGGATGCCGGTCGTGATGACGAGCACGCGATCACCGACGCGGACGTCCACGCCAGCGTTGAAGAACGCGAGGTAATTCGATTGCTGCTCGCGTCCAGCCTCGCGCTGCCGGAAGCTCCCGCTTCGTGGTTGAACCGATGCGGGAATGTTTGACGCGACGGCCGGCCACGAGGTCTGTGATACCTCGCCGGAGGCGGATTTCGACGTGGTGGCCCGTTCGATGGTCACGCGGTCGCGGAGAAGCGAAATCATTTCTTGTAGCGGCGGAGGACCGCCTTCGCGACCGGATCAACGCCGGCGTCGAACGCGGTGTAGGAATAAGCTCCGATGCTCTCGCTTTTTAGGCCGCTCGAATCGCGCGTGGTGTAGCGCCGGATGGCCTCGCGGATCAGCTCCTCGCGGATATCCTCCGGGACCTTTATGTCGTGGCCTGATGTCCCGTCGTCGAATTGATAGTAGCCGGCGTCGAACGTCACATATGACGTGCGATTGCCTTCAGGAAACCAGCCGATGAGGTAGTGCAGCCGGTCGTCGTCCTCCTCGACAATTGGGTTGAACCAGAATTGCGTGAGGTCGGCGATGGCGCTTGAGGGATCGAGCACGCCGAACGGATCGATGCGGACTTCCGTGATGCCGAAGATCGGCGCCTCGCGAAGCCAGAGCGTGTCGTTGCCCCAGCCGCGGACGTAGATCGAGCGCGACTTCCGTTCGAACGTGCGACCGCAATAGTCCTTTGCCCACCTGTCGACCGCGCCGACGATGCGCGTGAGCGTCGCGTCGACGGCGATGCCGAGCGTCGTCGCGACCTCGGTGTCCTTGAT